CCATTGAATTATCTGAAGGCTTTTTCCAAAACTGTAATTGCCCAGGAGTAGTACCAGTATGAGTACTAAATATTCTTAATTGAGGCTCCCAAGAAGTGGCATTTGTTAAATCAACTTTTCCAGCAAACGTGGCAACCCCAGCTTGGGATAATTTCAGTATATCAGACGTAGTATTAGAATGAAATTGTAATTCATCAGCAGTTGGATGGTTTTGTATCTCCCATCTTTTTGCCCCATCCTGTCCTAACCAAAGCGTAGAATAATTAGCATCTCCACCATCTATTTTCAATTCAGCATTTCCTGCTACATCAACAGTTACATTTCCGGTGAACGTGGCGGTGCCAGTAAATGTAGGACTAGCTGTAGGCGCATATGAGTGGGTATGGTCGCTAAAAGAGACTTGTTTCCAGGTTGCCATTACTCAGTATTCTCCTTTTTGACTTGACGCTCAAAGCCCTTACCAACTTTATTCATTAATTTTACAAGCATTTCTGCGTCTTTCCCCTGTATAGTACACGCTTGAAGAGTTCTTAAAATAAACATTAACTCATCTGCTGTCAGTCTCATCAAGATACCCCTTATGCATGGTTGCAAGTTTCTCCATCACCCTAAAGGCAACTTCAAGTTCAGAGCCTTCAAAGGTTGACTTCAGAATAAGTTTTAAAAGGAAGTCGGTGTCTTTAATACTGAGTGAGGCTTTCTTTACCACCGATTCCCTCACTGCTTGAGGAACCAGTTTACTCATTAAGAAGTCCTAATCCATAATTTGGTAGAATCAGTATCTAAATAAAATGAACCCGTACCAGCCGCATTACCCGCAGAGCCACCAACACCATCTTCATCGCCTGTCCCAAATGTCATTACTGCTACAGAAAAGAATGCTCCATTTGTCTGCCGTCTAGGACGAACCATCCATCCAGTTAAGCCATTTGCGCTACCTGTACCATCAAGACCACCACCCTGACCAGTTTTCCAAAAAATCTCTGGGTTCTGTGTACCATCACATTTTACGGCTTGTAAAGCACCACTTGTCCCATTAGTAGTTGTAAAATCACTAGATTCAACAGAAACATTAGCAGTATAGCCTGTACCATGATTTGTAATTGTAATTCCTGTTATTCCACCAGAGCCATTTATTGAAGAAATTTTACCAGCAAAACCTGTGCCATTAGACGCATCTTTAGTGAAAGTTTCATCTAATGCATAACCACTACCTGCAGTTATACCAGTTATACCCATTATACCGCTAGCAGACATAATCTCAACATTTATACCAGCACCCTCAGCCGCTGATGCATGTTGCGCCGCAGTGCTAGTATCGGCTATATTAGCCAGGGTAATACTTTCATCTTCCACCTCAAGAGTTGTTGTATTAATAGTCGTTGTACTCCCGCTAACTACTAAGTCCCCCGCAATAGTCACGCCCTCATCAGTATCTAAAGTGATAGTAGTTGTACCTTCTGAATTTGCTATAGTATTATTACTAAGTTTTAAAGTACCTCCACTAGTTATAGTACCAGTAGCATTAAGACTAGTAGTGGTTATAGCCCCGCCAGTAGCCAGTGTACCTGATGTAGTTAATCCACCACCATCAGCAATAGTCAATGCAGAGTCGCCATCTGTATATTGAATTGCCGCAGTTTGTACTGCCGTTGAGCCATGAACCGTTACGCCTGTAACTGTACCAGTTGCGGTAACTCCAGTTGCAGTCAATAAACCCGTAGCTGAATTAAATGTTAAATTATCACCAGACTTTGGTCCTAAATCGCCAGTTGCATCTGTTGAAAACAACGGAAAACATGTTTCATCCGTACTCTCATCTGCAACAGTTATAGCTGTAGCTATAGCCGCAGTACCGTTTGTACTCTGGTTAAGGGTAGGGAACGACCCAGCCGCTGATGCGCTTGTTAATACTTCTTTCCATACTGCCATTTTATACTCCTATGTATATACTTGTGCCATCAAAGTATAGACCGCCAGCAACCGCTGTTGGCGTACTACTCTGAGTAGCAAGATTTAAGACTCCATTGTAATCAATGGAGAATTTTTCTGTATCGTCATTTTGATATTCAACAAGATTACCAGACACAATTTCCGATATGCTATTATAAGTCAATGGTAATGACACTTGACCTGATATTGATGTCATCCCACTAAGCAAATTTATTTCTTCTGTAGTTACAGCAGCACCATCCAAAAGATTCAATTCAGTAGCCGTAGAAGTAACCTCTGTATCACCAAGTTTAAAAGTCCCAGTAAGATTAACACTATTAGTACTAAGCTTTATAGCCGCGCCAACACCATCTCCATCATATACCTGTTTCTCTGTTGCTTCTAACCCCTCCCCAGCAGTTGAACCAAGAATAGTTAAAAGGTCCTTGTAGGTTTGACCTACTGAATTTCCAGATAACCCAGCCATTAGTAAAGATGTATTACATTTGCACTACTGGCAAGAGTACACGATATTGGATAAATAGTACCCGCCAAAAGTCCAGTAAATGTCACCGCGGTTCCGTTCACTGTCAAAGCATAATTGCCAGCAACCTTAATATAAACAGCCCTGCAAGCATCTACCGCAGTAGAACCATCACTTACAACAGCCTTTATATATGGAGCAGTACTTTCCTGAACAGTAAAATCCTGTAATCCTTTTTGTGTATCAAATGTTAAAGCCATATTCTCTCCTTTATCTGATTGCCCAAGCACCAACAGGCATAGTCTGCTTTAAACCACCATGTCTGTTCTTCTGGTATTGGAACACTTTCTTTTTAAATTCTCTCATATGAAACTCCCTTTTTTCATATTCACCATCTTGTTCAAAAAACTTTGCCTTTACGTAATCAACCAATGCAATCGCAAGTTCATTATCTACTGGAACCGTAGAGGACTCTGATGTTGGCATTGTAGGCATCTTGGTAAATGTAACAAGAATCCCATTAGTGATTGATTTAGTCGGACTCTCCCAATGTTTTGTAGTTGTATTCTGCTCAAGAATACCAACATTGCCACCTTCCATATAATAACCATATTTAGTATTATTAATTCTTCTAAGCTGATGACTCATATTTAAACCTCATCTATACTTGTTTGACCAACAACACGGCTTATTGGACGATATTCACTAGATTCTGTATCCAATATTGCTATATTAAGCAATTTAACAAGACCAGTTATCTGAGCAGACTCCATCGCATAATAACGCTGGTCTTTTACCAAATTTGTCTTAGCAGTAGCCACAGATTCCTCAATAAGCATATTTGATTCACGTATTGCATCCTCTAAATATGCATTAGCAAATCCAAAATTAGAAGTGCCAACGCGTTCCATTAATTCTTTCATAACCATTATGACGGCCCCCATAAAACATTATTTGGATCAAGTTCATCAGTAATAAGAGTATCCCATCTCATATCAAAAAAATCATCTGCCGTATTCCAAAAATGTCTCTCATAACTTTCATATTGATTTGATGGGCTAGTAGACTGTACAACATAAGAAGAATTAGGCACTGCCTCAGCAACAGCATATGAAGTAACAGGAGCCACCGCACTTGCAGTATACGAAGTATCTGGAACAATAGTTACAGATGACCAGGAAGTGTCATTTTCATTTCTTGGCATTATGCTGCCTCCTCACCTTTATTAGCATAAGGCTGAAACTCACGCTCATACCTTTGCTGGAGATGTATAATTCTTTCCATTAACCATGTATACTGCTGAGAGTCCTTTTGATACTTTGTTGTCCATTCCTGAATCTTAGCACCAACCTCAGCCGCCACTCTTTGCCAGTCAGCCTGGAATATTGCCACTTTCTGAGCATATTCTTGACTTTCTTTTTGTAAAACTTGTGCTTTAGCCTGAGTATCAACATTAGTACTGGCTTGCATTTTTGCAACATCTGCCTGTACCTGACCCTGCAATTCAGCCATATCTCTCTGAACATTAGCCGTCCAAATGGCATTTTCTTTATTAAATTCATTTAATTCATTCTGAATATCTGCCTGGTATTCTCCAAGTTCCTTATTCAGTCTACCTAACTGCACTTGAGCAAGTTCAGGATCCTCCTCAGTTTCCAAAAATGTCTCAAATTGAGCCGTATCAAATGATGACAGAGGCTTAGAATAATCTGGAGTACCAGTACTTAATGTCTTTGTAACCGTGCTAGTAGCATCTTGAAGTGATGGCGACGGATCAGTAAAATCTGGAGCAGTCGGCACACCTAAAGCACTGCTGTATATAGCAGACAGGTCAATATCAGTCTCTAAAGTAAACTCAGCTACCTTTTCCATCAAAACCTGTACAGACGCATACAATACCACCAAAGGATAAAGACCGCTAGGAAAACTGGATATTGCACTTGTCCCAGATGACGCGTTGGTTATTGTACCATAAACAACCTTGTTTACATATATGTTGTCAACTGTAGTTGTGCTAGGTAAAACATATACTTTACTTTGATACTTATAAAATACAGGATACTCAACTGTAGCTTTATGGAGAGATGTACTATCATCTGCCATCAATCTTAAATTAGCTGGTAATTCTGTACAATTCTTACCCACCCCGCTTTCTAACCTGACAACATCAAGAACCTTGTCTGTATCATCTACTGTAACATAAGAATTGCCAACAGTATTCGTAGAAGAACTGGCAAATTGATATACACTCTCTGGCGATATCTTCATCATCCGATTAACTACATCCTTGATTCCATTATCAAGGGCAGTAGTATAATCTTCAGTATCTATAGTACCAGCAAAGTTCTCTATCTGAGCTTTAAACGCTGCCATGTCTTATCCTTAAATCAGATCGGGGGCGGGACCAAGAAAACCGCATTATGAATCCGCCCCCGACATTGAGATCTATTTTATCTCAATTTTGATTGTTTTAACCAGTCCAAACAGCGTGCGCTTCAGGCATTACAATCTGCAAACCAGATTCGGTCTGGATCAGATCAATCCTGCGGTCAACACCAGTGTTTTCCAGGGACTGAACGCCAACATAAATTGACGTATCTCGGTTAAGACCATTACCTACCAGCGGACGATAAGCAACGTGCTTCATGTTCACACCAACGATCTTTGCACCGCCTTGTCCACTATCTAAGTGGATATTGCGGGTAACGTTCATGTTCCCATAAGGTGTACTGATTGTAGTAATACCAAGCCCGTACTTGTTGGACTTTCCAGTAACTGCAAAGTCTGCACGGCCCATACCATTAGCAGTACCTGCTCCAACAGCATTGACATTCTGAGCAAAGTAACCACCAAGTTTGTGCAACCAGTTATAAACATCTGTACTACACATGAAAAGCGTAGAATTGGAATTATTATAACGCGGGTCCAGGAAATCGCTCATATCTTCTAGAAAGTCATCTGAATCCTTAGCTGTTGTCCACGAAAACACGTTACCTTCCTGCAAGATGTAATCAACTGCACCCTGGGTATAACTAGTTCTAGAAGTAGAACCATCTCCAGTTACATAACCACGACCAAACAGGAGAGCCTGTTCAATATCCCATTTATGCTCAATCAGCTTGTTCTTCCAAATCCTGCCCCATTCATCAGAGACAAGTTTAAGCTGGGTTGCCCGAGCCGTATTTGTCATCTGCATGGTGGTTTTAAAGATTTGCGTGTATCCAGTACGAACCAGATAAGGCGAATCTTTAAAGGTGCTTGGAAATGTGCTTCCTTCAGCATGTGCTGAACCAACAACATAACACTTATGCTCTTCTGTATGACCAGAAGCACTCATAGTATCATATGATCCATCACTAGCATGTGCAACCGCAAGTCCAAGAGCATTATATCCAGAAGCAGCAGGTCTGATCACAGTACAGGTAGCATATACAGCTTCCGTATCTGAAGTTCCATCGCCAACAGCGGATATTTGAACGATCATGTAATCACGTCCAGTTACCGTGCCAACTGCACCATTATTAACAGTGGTTTTGAACAATGGAATTTTAACCAACTGACCATCTAAAAAGAAGATCGGTTTCGTTCCAGTAGCTCCTCTGGTAACTGCAGTTTGACCAAGAATAGATTGCACATTTCCAGCAGATTCGTAATCGCATTCGAATTTTATTGCAAAAGTCTGATCTTGCGCCAACTCAGCATTAGAGAAAGCAGTGTGAACGTATCCAGCATCATCATTCAATACTGGAACTGGTGTATCCAAATCAATCGCCACCGCATAAGCATAACGCTTATGCCACATGGAGCGCTCTTCGGTTGTTTTGAATTCGGGGTCGTCTGTAGGTTTGTTTGCCACCTGCGATACAAATCTAAAAAATGGTGTTTGGTCTATGGCTAATTCCGTTACCGCGGCACCGAAATTATACCTTCTCCTAAGATCACCAATCTTTGCTGGATCGCCAGTAGCAGTGGGCTGTTGCCCGTGAGTACTGAGATATAGAGGGCTGTCAGCCATCATAAACTCCTTTATTTTTCACACTTAGTCAGAGAATATATTATCCACGCTTCCGTCTAGTCCCTTGAGTGCATCGAGAACCGCCTTGTTAGGGTCTTCTTCAACTTTTACAGAGTTCATATTGCTCTGCGAAGCTGGAATATCCCTAACAGCATTCATTTGGTTCAGCATATCCTTTCTCGTTGAATTACTGACGTTTTGATTGATTTTATCACGGTTCTTCATGTAATAAAGATCATCAAACGACATTTTATGATCATTTGCCCAGTTCATCATTTCTTCAAAATCACCATCATTCATCTTCATACGTTCCTTAAACTGATTAGCCTGTTGGGCCATATAAGCTTTGGACTGTTCCTGTTCATCACGAACACGTTCTTCACCAATGATGTTATTGACTTTTTGACTTACTGTATTATCCATCAACGTACTAAAGTATTTTGCTGAATCTGAATTTTGGTCGTTCATTGCTTCCTGAATATCAAATTCAAAATCCTCTGGGACCTCAAACTGAGGTGGTTTTTTCCCGTCAACTAAGTACTGTTTTACTGTATCAACTAAACCTTCATCTTCATTCATAAGTTGAAGAAGAGGCATAAACGGTTCAACTTCATCCAGTTGTTGTTTCATCTTTTGCGCCTCGCGGGATGAATCCTTGTACCGTTTCTCATAATTTACCGTTTCAACAGGGTCAGTGTTACCAGCTTCCACATTAACTGGGGGTGCTGGGGACTGAGTTTCTGATACATCAATCGGCTCATCAATTGGATCTAAAATAGATCCGTTGACCTCTCGGTCAAGATCAGCGAAGAAGTTGCCATCGGAGCCAAAAATTGATTCATTAACTGCCTCTTGTGACGGCATGTTTTCTTCAACTTCTGGGTTTGCCATAGTTTCAGCTTCCATTTGCTTTTCCTTGTAGCTTTGCTTGTTGTTCAATTAATCGCAATTTATCAGCAGTCTGCTCTCTATCGGATGCCATTCCACGAGCAGTATCTCTCATCTTCAGTTGGGCATCACCTGCACTCTTGCGAACTTCATTCTCAACTTGCATGACCTTTGCTTTTATGCCAGACTGAACTAACTGTCTTTCTAAGGTCTGCATGATTCCGTCCTGGTCTTTTACTTTTTCTTCCAGTTCGGCAATCTGTCCCTGCATTTGAGCGTACAAGGATTTGCGTTGTGCGATTTTTGTTTTTTGCCGTACATCTGTTTCGGCCAATACTGCTATATCGTCCACAACGCCAAGTTTTAATAATTCTTTTAATTCGGCTAAATAAGCCCATCTATTCACTGGCAATGTTGAGCCAGCTACTATTTTCACATCAAATTTACCAGTTTCATAATCTAGGTACTTGCCAACCGCTTCTCCCATATCATTATAAATAGGAATATTCATCTCTACCTGCTTACCCTCTTCCTGAAGATCATTAGGCTGGACAAGTCGGAAAACCTTATGCGCCTTATATACTGCCTGAGAATAATCCTTTACAACCTTCCCAAGCTGCACTAAGGCTGGCTCAATAGAAGATTTCATCCATTGCTTTACTCTTCTGGTCCCGTACTCATCCATAGCAAGCATACCGCGGTATGTCTCTGACTGCTCACTTGGGTTACCCATAGCATTAGACCATATTCCAGCAAGATACTCCATTTCATTCTTACCGCCCTCAACAATATTAGCAAAGGCATTAGACAACTGCATCGGCAAAACTGGCGTAGGTGTTTCATATCCGCTATTGACAGGGAGCAATGCCCCTGGCGCAGATGAATACTTCTCCCAGTAAGCAGTGTCAACCGAACCTTCTTCATACATCCACCTTAAAGAAGAACCTAGGGATGCATTATGTACCATAAGCTGGTGTGCTTTGTTGATTTCTTTCTGCTTACCAACGAGAGGTGAAACAGCACTGAGCGGGAAAGGTGTGCCAGTCCATTTGTATGTGAAAGGGACAATGGGGTAATGTGATGTGGGTAAATCTTTTTCTTTAAGTAACTGGTCGCCAACAATACAGGTAAGCTTGACAATCTTTTTATAAAATTTCACTGCATCTACTATATAATTAGCAGTCATTTCATCCTTCAGCATAACTTTATAGACCTTGTCTGGAACTACCTGATTCTCAGTAACTACAAGTTCCTGCTGTGCTTTTGCCAGCATTTCTTCGGATGCCTTAGCCAATTGAGCTTCATTCTGCTTAACTGCCTTTTCAATCTCTAACTGCATTCTATCTGGAAGAACCTCACCAGCTTCTACCCCCTGTTGCAACTGATTTTGCAATTCCTGTATCTGAACTTCCATTTCTTCAGACATTTCTTTTAATTGAGCATCTACCTGCTCCTGAGCCTTCTGCAACGCTTCTCTTGTAGGAGGAATCTGGATAAATACATTCCAATATGGACGACTTTCCTTCTCATAACATTCAATGTAATCAATTAAAGGATCATCACCGCCCTTTCTATCAAAAGCCATATTAATATCATTAATCTGAAAATCTGCTGAATTAGCATCATTCGGAGAATAATTAAATTCTGAGTAATTGCCCGAAGCCCGCTTTATCTTTGCCGAATACTCTGGATATAGATTAATCAACTGTGTCTTGGGCAGTATCTTTCTTATAAGTACGTGAGAAGCATCCCGAAAGAGAGGGTCACGGGACTTCGGGTCAACATAAATATCAAATGAATTAGGATTCCTTAATATTACTTCACCCATACCCCTGTCAGCATTTGAATCAACATCTACCATCATATACCCTATACTCTTGGTAACTGCATCATTAATAACATTAGAATACAAAGTAGAACCATCAGACTGCTGCCAGATATAATCTGCAACATCAGAGAACACAGCCGCTACATCACTATCACTTCCCTCAGTTCCTACAGCTTGCCAGCGCGGACTGTTGGCAGTAGCATAAAAATCCAGCATCTCTACAACTGGTATAATTCTATTTACAGTAAATGTAGGCATACCTTGGTCCTGCAAATCTTCAACTTCCTGTTTTGAAAGCTGATTATCGAGATAAAAATCATATCCCTCTTGATTTATTGATTCCCAATCTATACGATGAGCATTATTAAGAGAATTGAATAAATTCCTTATTCTATCTGCTTTTTCGCCTACTTTAGCCATTAATTTGCCGTAGCTATCATTGTTATGTGAATTTCAGAAACATCAGCAGTATAAGCCTCAGAACCCTTTATATATATTTCATCCGAATCTATAACAAGAGGAATAATAATTGATTGCCCAACAGTAAGTATCCCATTAGTCACATCATTAGTATAAACAGTAACGGTCTTACCACTTCCTACCTCACTATCAAAACTAAGATAGAACATATTTACAGTCGCACCAGTATATCCACCACCAGTTGTTACTGTAGACTGACCTCCACCAACACCTGCCTCTTCCCACTCATCCTTGGTAGTGTCATTTAATACCATAACAATCTTCTTTGTCTTAGCCGCGTTATATGTATTAGTAAATTTCCCGCTACTAGCACCTATAATCTGATCTCTGGCTTTAAAATTATATGCTTTCCCGCCAAGAGTCTGAGTTACATCCATAACTGTTTCAAAACTAGAACTAATTATAATATTATTTGCCATTTAAAATGCATCTTTCCCTTCAAATTGACCCAGTAAACCATTAATAGTAGGATCTTCACTTCTCCTTAATTCACCAAATTGGTGATCAGGACCCATTCTTTCTGTATGCCTTCTCGCACCAGCCCTTTTATTTTTTAAATATTTATCTGCCCAAACTACATCCTGTAAATTACCCCAATTGGTATTTCTTTTATTCTGGTCAGTCCCATTCTGATAAGAATATCTACCAGCTTTAAGAACTCCCCATAAATCATCTCTTAAATCTGGTTCAAAATTATTAATCTCATTCCAAAATTCTGGAGCATCAACCTTATTGTGAGCATTATCAACATAGTTTGGAGTATAACCATCATTATTATACATAGCAGTATCGAACATATTCCTTCTATTTCTAAGATTGTAATCACCATTTTCTCCAACTTCGGAATCTGCAATAGAACTACGCCCTCCCTCTCTCCAGCCTTCATCAGAAAATACATCATGTGACAGTTCATAATCTGGTGAATCTGTAGCCCAGGGATCGGCATATAATGATTCTACATGTTCTGGATCAGTGTATATTGGACCTTCACCCATAATTACTCCCTAAGCAGTTACCCAGCTTCTCGGACTAGGCTTATGTTTGCCATAAATACCTTCTTTATTCTTCATAAGATTTACAGGAGGCGAAGCATATTTACATGCATAGGCAAGCGCATCTATAGTATCATCGTGCGCCATACGGGGACCAAAAGTTACAACTTCATGTTCTAAATCAAAATGATTCTTTCTTATGTGCATTGAACCTATAGCAAAACGCTGTGCAAGTATAGTTTGTATCCTGTCCAGCTTACTTAAACGGGTCCCAGGCTTTTCCTCTTTAAATCTAACACTAAAATCATTACGCCTCCTCATTTCACTCCGAAGTGACTGAAATATTGGTCTGGACATTGTAGTATCCTCCACCACATATAAATTCGGCTGATATTTATTCTGGAAATCAAACATGTAATCAACAATGCCAATTCTTTCCTCTCCTGGGATTCCCAGAACTGGGATACCGCGTTTACGCAAATACTCCAAAACATACACATTATTATGCTCATCTACAGCTACTATCATTATTACTGAATAATCTGATGTACTCCTCTGACTATCCGTAGCTGGGTCCACACCAGCAAATACATTGACTGGTTTTTCTACTCCATCATGATAAAGAAATGGTACACCAGTATCACTATCAATCTTAAAAACACCATCATGATATTTAATATGCCTTCTGTTAAATATAGAATCTTCCTCACTCTGAACCTGCATCATATATTCTTGATAAAATTTATGAGGCATTCCACTATCACGATAGAATTTCTTCTTCTCCTCCATTTTACTCTTAGAAAACCAGCTAGGCCATAAAACATTGCCCTTCTTATCTATCGCAGTATAAGTAATCACTTTCCAGGAAAATTTCTCTTTATTTTTCTTAGCCTTAGAGTCCCTAGTTAATAAATTGTTAATAAAACTATCAAAATGCACAGGTGTACCATTGATACGAAGCCTACCAGTATTAGGCTCCAAAGCAGGATAAACAACCGCAGTGATAAGGTTAGCATTTTTGCTTCTACTTTCTGGAGTAAGCGTATTATTCTCATCTTCAAAATCGTCCAGGATGATCAGGTCATAACGCTTATGCAGTTTAGCACCGCCACGTATCCCTGAAATGTTAGATTTAGATATAAGTTTGCAGCCATTGTTCAGTTCAATATCCTCTTCTGTCCACTTTCTGCCCTTTACTTGACCAAAATAATAATGAATCTTTTCGTTAAACTCTAAATGGTACTTAACATAGTCCATATTGCCAACCGATAACTTCTGCGTAGCAGATACCCAGCCATAAAACAACGGTTCATCTGAAAAGAGAAAATCCCGCAATATTGAAGCTTTTGTTAAAACTGTCTTACCGTGTCCGCGAGGCAAGATAACAGCTACCTGTTTATTGTTGAGATCGCAAATAGTATCAACTACCTCATAATGAAATGGAGGCGTTTCACTACGCATAAAATCGTCTGGAAGAAATAATTTACCAAAAGAGATCAAGTCTACTTTGGCAAGCTTTAAAGCCTCTTCCTGTACCGCTATGTTATTTATTTTTTCTATTTGGATTCTCCATAATTGCAAGTGCTGGCAAAACTCTCAGCATTTTACGTATTTCAGGTTCTCCATAAGTAACATTTAAATCACTATAAGGTTTTGACATCTTCATAAAAGATTTAGATAGCTTAACCTCACTTAAATCTAACGGGCTAATATCAAGATCTCTTCTAATTTGCATAAGCCTTGCCCATGTTTCTCCTGGCTGTAATAGATATTTTAACTCTTTATCTTCAGGAACAAGATATGTTTGATGTTGCGCCCGCCAACGCGCATGACCTTTCCCCTCGCCTTCTCCAAAACGCCTCTTACGAGTACTATATTCCATATCTTCCATATATTTTGCCATTTGAGGCGTAGCCTTTCCACCATGAGGAAGAACTGCATGCGCACCTTCATGCGCACCTGTTGACTTAATATAGCGGTCTGGGTCTTTTTTCATCATATTCCAGTACGGACTCATATCAGAATGTAAAAAACTCCGCCTATTAAGATAATGTTGTACATCCATAAATTGATCATTTAGAAGCATGTAGCCATGAGAAGGAGGAGCATCTAGTCCATCGAGGATTTTGCCCCTCAGCATAGTTATATTATCACCAAGTTCTTCCACCCCTTCATAACTTGCAGGCCGTGGCTCCCATGAACCAAGAGTTTTAACTTTAACGTGTTTTCCAAGATCATCATACTCGTCAGAATATCTATAGAAAGCATAAGGGATATCCCCCCTCATTAAGCTTTCGGAATGGTCTATATCATCCCAATACCTATTAAAATCCACTTTAGGATTGCGTTTACGACCCTCAACCCATTCACCAACCCATTTCTGTTGCTTACCAAAAAGATCTAATGTTTTTCTAGCCTTTACTAAATCAACTAACTCTTTTGCTGCCTTCAGTTTGCCCACTAATAATTACCCATTTTTTGCTTTTTAGTAAGCGGTCTGCCAGTTCTGTCATACTGTTTATGCAAATCATCTATCATTTCCTGGACTCTTCTTCCCCAGTCCATTTGCTTTTCAGATGCCGCGGCCTCTTCCATCATATAAAGTTTTTTAGGGTCCTTCTTTCCTTTAAAAACATTAAGCATTTTTCCTGGAAAATTTTCATCCCCCATTAATTCAATTTGAGCGCGTCTAAGCTCATCAGGTGTAAGCTTACCAGTATCTAAAACTTTTCTAAGCTTAAGTGCTTTTCCAGTATTCAGAAACTCCAGAGGCCTATCAAAAGACCTAGGAGTCTCTTTAAGAAAAGAACGCTCTCCAGACCAGCGTAATGGATTCCTACTAAGCATCTTTTCAAAAACATTACGAAACTCAGGTTGAGCAAAATACTCACCAGTCTCCACTTTAGTACCCGATGGAGCCCATCCTGGCTTAAATGATGACCGATAACCAGTAAATCCCTGCGGAAATGTCCTACTGCCTCCTGCTGCAACCCTTCCCCAGTCCATGCCTGCAATATCTTGCTGTAAATCTGGGGGCAGTTTTTTAAAAGTGGCAAAACTGTTCCCTTTTCTGGATGTCCACTCCATAATATTCGCCATATACCTGTCATATAACCTTCTTTGCATATCAGACACACCTTCAGGAGCAGTCGGCATATTCATGCTCCTTCTTTTAGAAAATATTGAATAAATATCTGAAGGACGAAAATCAAAAGGCTTATCATGCATCATTGCCTTATATTTATCTGAAAACTTAGGAGTCGGCGCTCCCCTACGAGCCTTCATCGGAATATTGGCAAAATATCTCTTCGCTGCCTTTACACCTCCCGTTACTCCCTTAGCACCAGCACCCAAAGCTGCTGTCCACAATAATTCTTCCTCCATTTCATCTTTATTAGACCAAGTAAGAAAATCTAAGACAGAACTAAGATTTCTCTTCTGCTTTGCCGTTAATTCAGGATCATCATCTATCCGCTGAGGAGGGTATTTTTCTACAAATCTTTCACCCAAAGACGGGCCTTGCTCCTGCATTGCCATCCATCTATTAATATCTGGCATAACAGTAGCCTGTTTACGCCCGTCTACATATTCTTTTCTAACTTTACCGTTACTCATGTCAATTATCCTTTATTTTAATATATTTTGCTTTTCACCTTAAAAGGGTCTAAACCACCAAAACCCTCCAACCATTTGTTGACTTCTCCAGGAGTTCTGGCATAACCGCCAGATTTATAGTATCCAAGACCCTCAAGCCTCTTTATTTCATTAGATACCTTTGAATATGGACCCACAGCCTCATAGAAATGTTTATCTGGGTCACTCCTTGGATGCCAATATTTATACTCAGGAGAATCAATAGTATACATCCATCTATTCTTATCAGTAGCATATCCCTTTACATACCAATTATTTGATGTCTTTCTTCCCATAAATGGCAACCAAGAACCTTTCTTAGATGCACTTACACTCGTTCCCGAAGATTTATAAAACGGTTGCAGATAAGTATCGCCAGTTTTCCTGTTTAACATTTCAACAGCAGTTACCATCCTATTACCACCCGCATCCAAAGAACGAGACTCAAGTATACGAGGTATATATTCCTGAACGCTAGAATCTCCAGCAGTAATAGGACCCTTAGACTTCTTTCCCATCCTTCTTAAAAGCTTAAATAATTTACTGTAAGACATCTATTTAAAAATGCCATCCTCTGACATACTTTCTAAAATTTTCTTCTCCATAGAACGGTTCTTATACCAGTCATATCGAATTTTCTTGTAATCAGGGTCATTTATAATTGCTCTATTATGCTTATATAAAGAATCTGCAAAATCAGAAGGAATTGAGTCCCCAAATTCATGTATCATCTCATTTAAACGTAAATGCTCTTCCTGAAGAGAACCGCCAGCTTTTAACCAAGTATCAAATACAGGAATCTCAACACTATCATTCCTATTATGGAAATCTAACGCATACTGCATACTGTTGGAAATTTTACCTAATTTTTCCTTTTTAGACTGTTCAACATGATATTGAAGACCATCAGCCATATAACTACTCCTCTAAAAGCGGTCTTTCAGCACTATCTAATGCATCTTGATCAAATCCCTGGAAAACTGCACCAGTAAGCTGAGTTACCTTTGTCTGCTTTGGAACAACCTCTGCTGCATCCCATAACATCTGCAAAGCCTTTAAGCGGTCAGACGCACGGTCAGAATTCTCCACCTCATCCTTTACCTTCCCAATTAAATATACAAGGTCAAGCTTAAGTGTCTTAAATACTGCATCCAATTCTTCCTTAACTGCCATAACTATACGCTCCTGTTTAATTAAAATAGCCGCCCGCGTCTTGGCATAATTAGAATTTTTAGTCCTGAATGCCTTTAAATACGCCTCCTCAGGAGTCTTGCCATGAGCAATATACCTCGCAAAGATAACCTCCTGCAATGTAGGCTTCACTCTATCCTGTATAGAATCTAAATTATTCTTGTCACCGCCCAAAGAATAAATATTCTTTCTTTTTTCAGTATCCATCTTCATATTAGGCTTGCATATAAAAGTTCCAGTACATGTTCCAATATATCTGTCATCACGACCCCTGTACTTTAACCAGCCCTGGCGGATAATCTCTATTACACAACCGTCATCAGCTAAAACCCAGTCGCCAAGGTCAGCTACACGCCAGTCATCCTTTATAATAATGTCATCTGGACACTCAGATAAATCATCATAAACTGTATAAGTACCCTTTTTTATTGTATATTTACGCATCGCCTATAATAAAACCACCCTCAATACTTAATTCTATTAAATCATTATATACATGGGAATCAATACCCATAAACGGTGTCATACACTTGTGAACCAAATCAGTATCCGAAGGCTCTGGCAAGGAATTCTCTGCCTTTTCAATCCTTTCTTCAATAAATTCGACATCACCCTCATCCTCATACACAATAGTAAGAGTATATTTCTTCATGGCTCTAACTTACAAATTATTTTTCTCTTGACAAATGACCATTTGAACCTTAGCTTCTCAGCAGGAAATAGACATACACACACACACTAATATACCAGAATTCTATTTCCTTCAATAGTTAACATATAATTACACCTCCCAGTAAACTTTTTTTACCAGGACAGTAGGACTGTTAAACCCCTTTTTCTATAAACTCCCTCACGTATACGTATATATAATAGTTTACTAAAAAACGGTCCTAACGGTCCTAACAGTCCTGATAGACTGCTAAACCAATGTTGAACAACCTCTGTTCCTCATAACTATCACCTATAAAAATCTAGACGACAACCAAACTTCAAAAATTGTAACAAAATGTCATACACCTATATATTGTGTCGGGTCCCCGTATGGTGACGATCTCGGATTCGCGTCACCGTTAAGTTTCATTGAATCCAACAACTAGGTTAAACCATGGAGGTTACTATGCCTAAATCAATCACTGTCTACCTGCAACAATCCCTCAAGACCATGCGGTGGTACTACTCGAACAACTCCTTTCAGTCACATTCCACCGAGACGCTCAAGGGCAAGCCCATGACCTACCTCACCAAGCGTGGCTCTGACTCTGACACCGAACTCCCTGAAGATGCCATCACCGTGGCCTTCCTGGACATCGAGTGGAACTCCTGGTCTGAGAAGAAGATCCTGAAACATGTTCCCAAGTCTTGCCAGATGAACCCTGCCACTGGTGACCTGATCTTCTGATCCCCGCCCCACCACTGAACCTGCCCGCATCCGCGGGCATGGTTCATTGCTTGTGAACTATAAGCATTTTATAACACTTGGTGTGACAGCACGCTCTGATACAACCGTGATAGTCACTTAATTCATGTTGAATGATACATAGCCATTATTTACACACTTTCCACAAACACACATTTAAACACATAGGGAGTCTTATTATGACCAAATTAACAAATACTCGCACATATTTCTGCATTGATCCATATGGTTCTGTACATCGTGTTACTATCAAAGTTTCTGGCGATGATACTGTTAAATCACGTGATGCTAAGTTGTCAAAGAAGTTGACAAAGCGTGTTGAGGTATCGGCATGACTGACAAAGTTATTTATACAAATTTATGTCCTGCTTGTTTTGAGGAGCAATATGGTTCTGGCAATCCTTGTCAGTGTTTAAACTGTGATCCAGATGGAACAAGATATGTTTGTACATGTGAAGATACAATCTCTGATGAAGATGATGTTGATACTCCTGAAATAACATCTGATACAAAACAATATCTCATTAATCAAAGAAATAAATGGGAGAATCAATCATGACTGACAAAGTATTTGATAATTACACTATTCCAAATTATAAGACATTTTACCTTATAGTAGAGATCATTGATATTTTACTTGAGGAGAATCAATTGCATTTTGACAATTGGAAAGCTACTTGGGATGATCATATTGGTGATTTATCTGCACCAGATTATGCTAGTATAATGTCTGAAAGGTCTACTTTATTATTACTCAGGAAAATTATTCTTAATGGTGATATTCGCGAATATGATTCAGGTAAAGACTCTAAAGGTAGAGATTTTAGGAGTCGTGATTTATTTAAAATGGCAATGGATATTGTTGAAGGGAGAAACTAATGGATGTTTACACTACTATTAAGGACAATATCACTAAAGGTAAATGGGATATAATTGGTGATTTCTTTTACATACATCGTCATAGAATGAAGGTGGCATATTGTTTCCAGTTACCTTATAAATACTTTTTTGTCTTTAATCATTGGTATCATCCTGATGCTTGGTATCGTTTTGGTTTCTCATTATTTGATTTTAAAAAGGATGATTATGATGATGAGGTATTTCATTGGGAATGTTGTTATAGTGATGAGCATAAACAGCAATTGGGTATGTGGGCTTATGGTTCAAGACGTCCAATATTTTGGTTTATACATCATACTAAGCAATTAGTAAAGATTAGAAAGAAATTAAGATTATTTGATATGAGTGAGAAATAATGTTTTTAATCATGTTTGATGAAGAAGTAATCAGAAATTTAGTACAAATAAAGAAATTGTTTGTTGATATGAAGACTCGATTTGATCATGTTCGTGGTGATGTTGAGTCTCGTGAAATAATGGCTGAAACTATAGATAGAGCAATTGAAATAATAGAACACAATAAAAAGGGAGATAATAATGACAAATCACAAAGATAAAATGACCAAGTGCTGCGCTCACATTGCTGTATTTATGGCTCTGATTGATTCATTTTATGAATTACTAAAACAACTCGATAATGAATATGCTGAGAATATAAACACATTAAGCAAAAAGGCTTGCCTGTCTCTATTAAATGACATGGGTTTAAATATGTTTAAAGACTATCCATTAATCATGATATTAAAAGAGAGAATACAATCTGCTAAGGGTCCTATGACTGAAAGTGACTTAGAGGATATATTTCGTAATCATAAAGAATGGTCTAAATCAAAAGAAGCAGAAGAGAATAATAGTTATGTTGTTGGTCCAGCTTCAGAATCATCTCTAGTTGATTTTCTTGATGATATTGGTATAAAGCATTCTGGAATCTCTGGCTTTCGTCCTGGCGATAATAATTAATATAATAAAGGAGTCAAAACAATGGCACGCAAAATAGGAACTGTGGTTAATAATATTTATATGGTTGGTCCAGATAAATATAATCACTTCAATTTTATTCAGCATAATCGTACTCTTAACAAGAGTCACATTATGAAACTTCAAAAATCAATGGAAAAACGAGCATATGAGATACCTATTCTTGTTAATGATACTTATGGTATTATTGATGGTCAGCATAGTTTCTCTTCGCGAATGAATCTTAATCTCCCAGTATATTACATGATGATACCTGGCTTGACTGATTCTGATGCTGTTGAGCTTAATATACTCATGGAAAAATGGAATGAGTGGAATTATGCTCGTCATTTTGCTGGAAAGGGCAATGAACATTATAAGAGATATTTATTGTTCAGGTCTGAGTTTAAATATTCTCATAAAGGCTGTTTAAATCTCTTAAGCAATCATTCTTCTGATAGCGGTTTAATAGGAAGAATGTTCAAAGAGGGCATTTTTACTGTTGAAGATTATAATCAAGCTCGTGAACAGGCTAGAATGATCAGACGATGCAGGGAAATATATGTTGGCTGGAAAAGCAGTCGCTTTGTCAATGTTATGCTCTTGTTATTTAAGAATACAGATTATGATCATGAGAGATTTTTGGTAAAATTAAATCAAAAGCCTTATGAATTGATACGTGATCTGCGTCTTGCTGGCAATACCAAGTCTTATTTAAGGGCAATTGAAGATATTTACAACTTCAATGTTAAAAAGGGACAGAAATATGTCAGATTGGATTTAATATGAAGAAATATTATACTAGTCAATCTAAAGGCAAAATTCTTATTGCTGACATGGATTATAATCATATTGTCAATGCAATGAGATTCTTGGAGCGTACTGTCTATTATGCTTTAAGAACTGATCCTGTTGATGAAAATGATATGTATATTCAGAAAACTGGTGCTAATACTAAGGAATATAAGGCACTAAAGGCTGAATTAAAGAAAAGAGATCCAAAGGATCGGTGGAACTCCAATTCTGATTACATAATACAACCAAACCTAATAAAAGGAGAATAAAATGGTATTCATAAGTGAATATGTAGACGATACTGCCAAGTCACTTGCTATTAGTAGCATTGTTTCTAACGGCAATATTCGTAAAAAGAAAGTTGATAAAACTCTTGATGAGTATAAACAACTGCGTAATTCTATTAAATTGCTTGAGGGTGTTTTACACTCTGTAATAGTTTATAAGAATGGCGATGAATATGTTTTAATTGATGGTCATCAGCGTGTAGCTGCTTATAAAGACTTAAAACATGAATTCATACCTGCGCGTATCATTGATAAACCAGATAGACTTACTGAAATGATGTATCATGCTAACAATTACCGTGTTTCCATGTCATTATATGAAAAAGTCCTGGCTGTTAAGAAGGTTATTGCTAATTATACATCTATCAAAGATATATCAGTTGCATTTGGCTTTACTATGCCTCATACAAGAATGCTGGTAGAGCTGGCTAATCTTTGTGACAGATTGATGCATCCAGATATTATTGATGAAGATCGTCTTGAAGATATTGAAGGTATTGTTGGTTTTGATATTGCTTATCAGGATAAATGTCTTGATGATTATATCAAATATTATGAAATAGACCCCAAAAATCTTCATAATGAAATAATGCTGGACGATTTTCATTGGCATTGGCTTCGTAGCGGTAAACCAGATCAAACATTGATGGAATTGTTTACAAAGAAGGAGCTTTCTGCTTATGCTGAAAAATATCCTGTTGTACTTCAGTCATCTTTGGTATTATTTGATGATCTTGTCTATGAGGACAAGGATTTTCTGGAATATTGCTTAGAGCAAAAATATTCTGATTTAATGAATGCTCTTGCTGATATGAAGGTTAATGAAAACATCAAATATGAAGAACGCCATGATTTGCGGTTGCATAAGCTTGTAACGTACAAAGACCCTGTACGTTTTATTAAGCAATATACAGCACATAATGGGAATATGGATCGTTTGGTATTTCAGAAACCTATAAAGAAGAATGATAAGATTGTTGAAGGTACTGATCCTGTTGATAAACTATATGTACGAGTTGATACCAAATTTGCCAGGGCTATCGGGCAGAAATATTTAGAGGATGTTATTGATGAAATAAACAATGACAGTAATCTATTTATGAAGGTATTTTCATATCAGTATATGAAAGATCGTGTTGCTCTTGGAAGTATTGATACCTGGAACAATAATGTTTTTATGCAGGGTGATAAGCCTACTGATAAAATACGTACTTTGGTAGGATTTGATGAACTTGTAAAAGATTATTGTTTTGTTGTTACACAGGGCATATTGAATTACTGGTTATCTGTTCATGCTTCTTTTGATGAAGTTGAAAAGGCTACTGGATATAATAAAGAGAAAACCATCAATTTTAAGAATCGTATTCTTAATTATTGGAGGAATAATCTCATTCCCAGAGAAGACATGATCAATTGCTTCACTACTGCTCAACTTCAAACTTGCATGGTTCCTCATAATGGTTCTTTAAATGGTGTTACTAAGAAAAAGGCTGATTTAGTTGCATTTCTTGTAACATTGGACGAATTTCCACCTGAATTGTGCGGAATATTCAACAAAAAGAAGAGTGATCTCTTCTACAAGCGGATAAGGGAGGTCACGGACAATAGCGAAATACTTCGCTATAATTTATAACGCATCTCCCTATGCGTAAGGGGGGCGGGCCTTCCTCTCGGGATATTACCTATCTTATCCCTTAATCGGTATGTGGAATACCTAGCTCGCCCCCATATTTATGCTGGCTTATGTCAATGGACTCGAGGTCAACTGACTATAAGACACTTTGTAGTGAAAGGCTACTACATTCTTTCAATTATAAAAAGTAAAGAATATAAAGCCAGCATTTAAATTAGTGTGGTGGCATATGCATATGGTCTGAGTTGAAAAGATACTCTGCGACCACGTTGTACTATCCACACTAAATTGCCCAACCGAAGTGGTGTTGTGAGTTATAATCTACCCAAGATATAATTAATAACATCATGGTTGGGCAATAAATTAGATAGGCTAATTTCCGTAAATTCAGTAATTTCAACACTTAAGGGAGACATAATATTATGGCTATGACAGTAAAACTATTTGATTTAATTAAAGATATACTTGAACATAGACCAGAAACAAGAGACAGTGATAATTATTTAGCATATAGACTTTATACTATTATTGACAAAGACTTTCATCCAACTGGTAATATAAAAGGGATGTCAGTCACTGATTTCTTTTCAAAATTAGAAAGAGAGAATCTTCCCTCTATTAGCAGTATAAATAGAGCCAGAAGAAAAGTTCAGGAAGTGCATCCATCTTTGCGTGGTAAAAAATATGAGGTACGCCAGAGAAACCAGAAAAGATATATTCAGGCTACAATTGATTACGATTCTCAAGTGGTAGAAGATTTTCATAACGATAAACTAAAAGGGAGTGAATAATGAGAGTAATATGTGAAATAAGTGGTAAAGAAATACCACCTGATAAAATTGTAAGAATGCAATTTGGAAGAAGATGTTTTGATGGTAGTGGTCATAGGTCTAATTACAATGCTGATGGAAAAATTGCAGATTCTAATCATTTAGATTACGATTATTATATAAATGAAGACGCGGCAATGGCTTTATGTACTTTAATAAGAGCTGGACATATTTATAGATTGCTGGAAGCATCAACATCCAATGAATTTGATGAAATTATAGAAGGAGGACTCAATGCATCCTAATATTATAAGTATATACAATGAATTCCTCTATCATTCCAATACGATTCATCTTGAACAACGCCAATTATTAAAGGAAGGTCGCTTTTCTGCTTCATCTGCTGGTTTATGTGCTAAAAAACTGTGGTACGAAAGAAATGAATTTGAAGGGGAACCTTTTGGTAATGATACATTAAGAATATTTCGTTTAGGAACTATTGTTGGTGATGACTTGGAAACTGCTATGAAATGGTGGGGAATGTGTAATAATGATTGGGTTGTTTATACTGAAGAATATGTATACGATGATTATTTGAATGTTGGCGGTTCATTTGATTTATTACTAGTTAACAGAGAAACTCGGAATGGCTATCTATATGATTACAAAACTGCTAAAAGCTGGTCATTTACTCAGAAAACTGGCAAACCTAGAAATAAATTACCTCAATCTTATAATTATGAATTTCAGTTAGGTACTTATGCTAACCTTATTTGCAGTTCAACAAATAAATTTGGTAAACGTACAGATAAAAATCAATTTGAATGTGATAATATTGTTTACATGGGTTTAGTATTCTATAATAAAGATGATTCTAGAATGGCTACTATTGATGTTGATAATGAATATATTAAGTGGGCTAAGGAATATTGGATTAAAGCTGGAGAAATTGCTAATCAAAAAGAATCTCCTAGTAATCAAAAACTAATTCCTTATTATAGTAATTGGGAATGTAAGGAAGAATACTGCAGATTTTGGAATCATTGTGATTCTGAATTTAGAACAGAAAAAAAGAAAGGTAAAAAGTAATGGGTAAATATGAAGATTTACATGTATCAATAGAATCTAAGATTTCTATTTTAGTTAATACATGTATAAAGATGAGTTGCGCCTTAAAAGAAATAGCACGTGCGACTGAACAATCAAATCCTGCTTTTTTAAAGGGAATTGCTTTGTCTGCACTAGATGATACTAATGCATCCTGGGTCAATGCAGAAGAAGAATATTATCTTTTAAAGAAAGAACGTGATAATACTGAATTAGTTGGAAAAAAGTTAATTGATGAACTGAATGGATTATTAGATAAATTTAAGGATGAAGAAGAATAATGTATAATGAAAGACCAGAAATATTGCCTAAGCCACCTGTTCCTGGGGAAATGTGTCCAACATGTCAAGGTACTGGTACTGTAATGGATGGATTTTTTGTTACAGATGATGGTTTTGGTGAACCTACATATGAACCAGATTTAGGACCTTGCGATGATTGTAAGGCTACTGGAAGAGTTTTGTTAAATAAAAAGGATAATAATAATGCCAAGAAAAAAGCAACCGCCTAAAAAGACAGAAGTTCCAATAAAAATGCCTCCTGTACCACAGGACATTCTTGAACTTTCTGTACGTCAGGAATTAATCAGAAATTCTGCTACAACACGCTCAGATACAAATACTCCGAATGTTAAAATAAAAGTTAGACCAGATGGTCTTAATTATGTTGATGAAGCTTATATGCGTCGGCAATTAGATGTTCATTTTCCAGAATGGTCATGGCTGCCAGCGGGTGATAATCCAGTTCAGTTTTTAGGAAGTGAATGGGTAGTAGTATCTGGCAATCTTGTTATAAATGATCATGGAGTTCAAAGAAACTTCTTTTCTCCTGGTTCAGTTCGTATTCAATACAAAAGAAATCAACCTCATACTGCTGATAATATCATTGATGTTGATAAAAATGTTGCGAGTGCAAATACTGCTGCCTTTAAGCGGGCTATCAATAGACTTACTCATATTTGTGATGATGTTTATGATAAACAAGATGTTGATCTAACCGATGAACAAATCCAAAAAGTTTTAGACTTAATGGATAAACATAATGCTTCCGATGCTATCAGAATGAATGTAAAAGCAAACCTAAATAATGGGAAGGTCCATAAGATGAATTATGATCTTATGTATTCCCAACTTGAAAATGAACTAACAAAGGAGAAAAAAGATGTTTAAAACTGAAACCACTTATTTTACACCTGACGATAAGAAAAAACCAAGTGGACCGATTCCTAAAGGGAAATGGTATGCTATGGTTATTGATGTGGATAAAGTTCTTACTGATAAAATGATTACCAGTAGACATGATAAAACTGTCACCCATTTGGCTGATAAATATATATTTCGTTATCGCTTACATGAGGATAATGAAGGCATGTCTTTTGAAGATACTGATGGAAATGAAGTTCTTGGTGATGATTATGTTGGTTATGAAGTAAAATCCAATAGTATTTGGGTTTGGAAAAAGAGCGATGATCCTAATATAACTCCCAACGATGCTGGCAATTTCCGTTATAGTACAGTATTAAAAGCTGTTGACTATCCTTTTAATGTTGTTGAAATGGAAGACAATAAAGGTGAAATGAAGAAACGATATGAACTTCCTGTTGATATTGATGATAGTGAAATTGTTGGGAAAAGGGTAATTATTGATGTTATTCATAATGATTATTCCTTTACTAATGATGCTGGCGAATTAAAAGAAGGCACATCCTCTAAGGAATTAGGTGTTTATAAATGGGAAGGAGAACCGAAAAATAATAAAGATTCTGTCCCTTTCTAAATAGTAACCTCGGAGAGGTGCAAGCCGATGCACACATGTCATGTCATAATGTTGTTTATACAACATAGGTATTGCGCCTCTCCTCTTTTTCTGGAAATAAACACATGCCATTAGACAAAGAAGAAAGAGTTAGAAGATCCCTTAATTATAAAGAATTTGATAAAGTCTTAACTGAAACTCATGGAGGCGATTTGATTGAAATGTATGAATGGGTAATGGATTATGAAAACAGCCAATTTGAAACAAAGTTTATACACGATCAGTTTATTACTGACTTTCATAGATGGATGAGAAACAGGGGAATTGGTTTAAGTGACAATTAATAGATGTCCTGCTTGTGGATATTCCACAGATAAATCTACACAAAAAGTAGAGGTAAGACATATTCTGGCAACGTTGCCAACAAACATAAAACAAAAATTAATTACTATATATAAATATTTATTAAAGTTTCATAATGTTAGTAGACTGAATAATGAATGGAACACTTTAATGTATACAATTGATCATGGAGATTTAAAACTAGTAAACCTTTCTATAGATAAATATAATAAACATAAACATTATAAAGATGGAAAGAGTTTTTCTTATCTAAAAAAAATGATTATTGAAGAACATAATTTTTATAGCAGAAGTAAGAAATTAGAATTAAGTAAACATGGTGCTAATCCTCCTTTAATAGATGAAGAAGTTGAAGATCATCCATTAGGAGCTGGTTTTGCCCATAAAGACACAAAAAGGGGGATACAAGATGACCCAGAATGTTAAAGCAGAAGATGTATGCTGGCAAAAAATAAAAATATTAGCAGATGCATTGGATTTAATTATTACAATAGATGCTGGTAAAAAAACTCTTAAAAAGATTGCAAGGAAAGCAATTAAAAGACTTCCAGAAAAAACAAAGGAGAAATAAACAATGATAGTATCAGAATGTTGTAGCGCACCATTTTATGAGCCAGGTTGGCCCGATAATGATATATGTTCAGAATGCAGAGAACATGCAGATGGTATTGAGGATGAAGAAGAGGAGCCTAAAAGAAGAATTGAAATTGAAATTACTTATGAGGGTGAAGAAAAGGACCCTCCTAATATTAATCCAATAACTTTGGGGGATTTATGACACCTATTTCAGACAACATAAAACATCATTTATTTGGAGTTCTTATTGATGATATAAACTTTATTTATCTTACAGATAATGAATGGTATCAAATTAATGTTGAATTAAAGATTATTGAATATCCTCGTACTGGAAATAGTTATTTTTCAGCTTGGTGTATAAGAGTAAGTGATGGTCAATCTTTAAGAATTGTTGGTAATGTTGATCAGATATTGCTAGCAGACGCAGAATATTCATAAAATTTTTATTAAATAAGAAAGGAAAACAACAATGTACCTACCAGAAACACAAGCCCTTGATTCATGGGATGTAATGACTCACCCTATATATACATCAAATGGGATAGAAATAGATGGTTATCATCAAATTAGACGTACAGATACTCACGATGTACTCCATGTATGTAAAAATACCTATCAACCAATAGGAAATAGTATTTTCCTTGATGTTGTAAACACTCTTAAAGAGGATCTTGGATGTAATATTGAAAAATCAGGATCATTTAAGAATGGAAGACAGCTTTTTGTCCAGTTTACAAATGATGAATTTATAAAAGCAGTTATTCCTGGAGATAAACATGGTAAAGTTGAAGGATATGCAACATTAGCAAATTCGCATGATGGTTCTCTTGCTTTTCGATTCTTTACTGGTATTATAAGAATATGGTGCAGTAATACTTTCCAACAGGCAAACAATAGTGTAAAAGATATGATCCTGTCTGTAAAACACACCAGAAATGCCAGGGATAGAATTGAGAAATTTACTGATTCTATTTTAACAATATCTAAAATACAGAAAGATATTGTTACTGTTATGGAACAAATGGCTGAACAGAGAACATTTTCATCTGCTCATGATTTTGCTGTTGATCTTTATGGAATGGAATATAAACCGCGTCCCATAAAGAAGAAGGTTAATGGTAAAATGGAAACAATATCATGGACACCTCCTATGCTTTCTTCACGGGGCAAGAATATTGTAAATACTTACGATGAGATTTATAATAATTATGGAAGTGAAATGCATAATTCTAATTGGAGAATGTTTAACACTGTTACTGATTATATTGATCATTACAATAGTAAAGTAGAAAATGATAATGGTTTTTCAATGTTTGGAAGTGGAAATCAGACGAAACTCCGTGCATTTAAAATGCTCAGTAATTAAGTTAATCCTACACCTTAATATGAATTATTTACAATTCAATTAATCAAATATATGAGCCTGTAAAATAGTGGAATACATAAGTTAATAAATGAACTGGTTGGCTAAACTAAGTACGTTTTTGAAAACTTTTGGTATGCTTTATTTACAGGCTCATTCACTTTAAGGGGAGAAATTCATGGGCGCATTCAAGAAAATAGTTATTGCTGTTGCTGATGATTATAATATCACATTCAATGAAGCAGAAAATAAATTGAAAGAAGATCATAATCTTATTGAATATTATTCCCTTATCAACAAAACAGGAATAACTAATGAGAAAAGTAACATCCCTAGAAGAAATGCCAAAACATCAATACTTAATAGGACTGACAACACAGGAGGCAAGAGTTCTTCGTGAATCACTTGATTTTTTACCTAATTATGCCGCTAATAAACCTGAAATTAAATCTTTATTAAAGGCTGTGGGTGAAGTTGCTGACATTCCCAGCAAAATCACAGAAAATGATTATAAAAACGGTTCACATTCCAATTGTGAATCATGTTCTGACTAAATAAAGGGAGACTCAATGGACAATATTAAATTACTTCCCTCTTCTATAGATGCTGAAGAGGGATTGTTGTCAATTATATTTCAGAATAATGAAACTCTTGGTATTGCTAAGAAATATATTACCAATAAAAAGATGTTTTATGCTGAAAGAACAAGAAAAACATGGGAACTTATTCTTAAACTGGAAAAAAAGGAACAATCTATAAATATTGTTACTGTTTCAGCATTGCTTACTAGAAAAGACAAAGAAAAGTATGGAGATTTAGATAGATATTGGCTTTCTGGTTTATTTGATATGGGATTAGATCATCAAATTGATGATTATTCCCGTATAGTTGCTGAAAAATATTACCAAAGACATTTTATTAAGGAATTAAATAAGATTGAAGGGTATTGTTTTGATAATACAGAAGATTTTAATGATATTGTGAGTCATATAGGAAGATTATCTGATACTTTACAGACTATTAATACAAAAGAAGAGTTTGATTTGTCAGAATTGCTGGAAAGTACGTACGATTCGATAGTTAATCCGAAAGTTCTTATACCATTTGGTTACAAAAGCCTAGATAGAATTGCTGGCGGTATGACTAGAGGCGAAATTACAGTTGTAGGAGGTAGGCCAGGACATGGAAAAACAACATTTGTAATTAATTTAGTATATAAGCTATTAGAGGGGGGCTATAAAGTCCTTATGCTCAATAGAGAGATGAAAAATTCTGAAGTAATGAAGAAACTCACTACCTTATCCAGCGGTTCTTTATCTTATGGTACTATAAGGCATGGTGAAATAGGTAAAATTGATGATAGCGAGATTAAACGCGTGCATTCTCACTTTTTAGATTGCTGGAATGGGAAGTTCTGGACTTTTGATGACATATTTTCTCTTTCTCATGGTTTGTCTATAATAAATAAATTTAAACCAGACGTTATTATTGATGATTACATTCAGCTCATTAAGGTGGAAGGTAACAAATATGAGCAAAGAAGATTTGAGATTGATTATATTATGAAAGAATATAAACAACTCTGTAAGAAAAACAATATGTCCGCAATATTAGTTTCACAGTTAAATAGAAATATTGAGATTAGGCATGATAGTGTACCTAAAATGTCTGATCTTGCAGAAAGCGGAACCATTGAACAAGTTGCTGAGAATATTTTCTTCGTATATTATGATTATAAGCAGAATTATGAGTTATCCGAACTTGGACCCGATATTAACCAGATAGTGGCAGCAAAGGTGCGTTTTGGGACTTCTAGGATAATCAACATGGGTTTTGATGGTAATAAGTGTCTATTCCATGAAAATCCTCGGATAGTATCTAAAAATGATGGTATTGATATACATATTGATGAAAATGCAGACATAGAAGAAGTGAAGGATACATTATTTTCATTAACTAAGTGAAACCGCTAACTAAATATAAATGGAAAAGAGATGGGCCAACTGCCGATCAATCCATATTTCTTTGTACTTCTTGTAATAAATGCTGGGAAGATTTAAGATCACAGTATTATCAAAGTGTTAAATTTGCATGGTATACAAACTTTCCTAGTTATGGTAAAAAAAAGGTTATTTGTCCTAACTGTGCAAACTAAAGATTTCTTAACCTCCATCACTAGGGGCATAATATGAACCAACCCTCCATTATGCCCCTTTTTTTTTAAAGGAGATTTATTATGATAGAAAAAAGCAAAAGAGTAAAATGGTTAAATAGAAGAAATGCTGAAAGAATATTAGAATTAGAATTAATTATATCAAATCAGCAGTCTAAAATAAACAAACTTGAATCAAAATTGTCAATGGTTATATCCTCTAACAAAAACCTCTTTATATCATTTTCTCAATATTCTAAACATATTAAAGACAACCTAAGTGAGACTTTAGATTTATTACAGGAGACTATATGAAACATTATCTTGAAGCATTATTTAGCGTTGAGTATTTCCCTTTCTGGGAAGGAACCATGTTTTTTTTCTTATTATATTTTGCCAGTATTGCAATAAGACTTAATAGAATAGAAAACAAAATAAACAATATAGTTGATGAGTATCAAGACCTCTTAGACTATATATATGAAGAGGAGGAAAAATGAGTACAATACATCTTATTTGGGATATTGTCGGATGGATCTTTTTTAGTGGTATAGGAGCATTCTGTCTTACTTTAGCATTTATGTTCTTTAAAGATTACAGGGAGGGAAACTGTGCCTAGCAAATCTAAGCAAAAAGGGAATCGTTTTGAGTACCTTATAAGAGATATGACTGAAGATATAGGTTTGAATTGCCAGAGAGCCTGGGGTAGTAGTGGTAAAAGTCTAGGGATGCACGAAGAAGTTGATCTTCTTATTGAAGGGAAAATTAAAGTACAAGCTAAATGTAGAAAGAAACTGCCTAACTATATTATTCCCAATGAAAATGTAGATATACAAGTTATAAAAGAAGACCGCGGTACACCTTATGCAGTTATACCATATGATGATTGGCTGGAATTAACTATGGCTTTAAAAAATGTTACAACAATGCTATGTTTAAAATGTCAGGACCCATTAAATAGTACTGGTCATGTTACATAAAAATTGATTAATATATATATGAAGGCGTATGGCGTTTTTGTGGGGATTAAAGGGGGTTTTCGATTATTCGGACCCCCTTTTTTTTATCTAAAATCACCAATCTTATGTGGATTATCAGCCTTTGTTAATTCATTTATAAGATAATTAATTTCACTTTTCACTTTTGTTTTAGCTTCCATTACATATTCTGGTGGTATCCATGGCGGTGAATATAATTGAGTAGCCTTACGTTCAAAGTCTTCGTCTTTTTTATAAGCGTTTTTCATCATCCTATTAGGTTTATATAATATATTTAATATAAGATAACCTATAAACATAGACCCTATACCCCAATAACTCCCCATCAACTTAGCATAATCATACCCATCTATCTCCTCTTCATCATCTTTCCACTTCAATAATAAAGATATTGAAGCCAATGCAAGTCGCATTTCTGGCGGTGCAAATGATGGTCCTGCCTTATGAGCCCCAGTTTTCCAACCCGCCCTCTTTATTGCAGTAACTAAACCAGCCATAGATCCCCAATCAGCGTCAAAATTAAATATTACTAAATCATATAATGCAGACATAAAGCCATGAAACATAAACATCTGCGCACCTTTTGCCATCTTCTGATTGCCTATTCTCATCGCTTTTACTCTTTCCATCCCTTTAAACATATCCTGAAATTTATATCCCCCATATAAACCTCCTACACCTCCAGCAATTCCAGCAAGCGTTCCAAGTGGCAATGCAACCGCGGCCCCTCCTACTACGCCAGCCCCCATTAAACCAAATGGCATTCCCACCTTAAATAATGCCTTAGTAAACTCATAACCTCTTGAAGAACTATTAACCATTTTTTCTGCAAAGTTCTTTGGGTCCTGTATAGGCACGCTGGCACTTCTTAAAGCATCTCTCACAGAATCCTTACCATAAGCAAATCTTTGATTGCTCCATATACGAACATGGTTCAATAACTGCATAGCATCATTCCCAAACCAATCACCCATATTCTCTGCGCCAAGATGGTAATCAGTCAAATCCATATATCTCTTACCCCATTCTATAGCAACAGGATCATCCATACTTGTAGCTGCACCAGCCCTAACTGATTGTTTAGCACCTATTTGAAAAGATACTGACCTTATTATTTTTTCTGACCAATCTATAGATATATACCTTTTTAGGTTAGCAATCTTTTTTATAAATTGTGTAGGACCACGATCTATATGTGGTAACTTGAGAAATTCACCTTTTATAGACCAAGTAGCAAGACTACGAAGCCAAGTTATTTTCTTTGTTTGTTTTACCCTGGATAATATCCTATCCATTTGAGCAATAGCTTCTGGATCATTTTCATTCTTATATTTTGCTACTTTTTCCCGTATTTCATTTACTGTTTCTCTATAAGATAAAATTTCTTGTTCTGTTGCATGAATCATTAAATGATTCTCAATTATATCCTGAAATGACAATACACCACTTCTCAATATTCTTTCTGCGCTTTCTGGTTTTTGAGATGTAATAAAAGCATCATGCCATGAGTCTACACCAACCTCATGTATTTTACTTATCATAGCTGCTAAATTCATAGCACCAGTCAATGGTCCGCTTAATGTAGCAAATACCTGCCATTGTTTTATATTTGTCAGAATCTTTTTTAATTGATCCGCATTAACATATGGTAATACTTTAGCTAAATCCTGAGTGGAAAATCTAAATCCGCCCATTCGTCCGTGAGCATCGCTTTGACCAAATGCTACCTTATACTTATTCCATATATATTCCTGCATAATTGGACTATCTATAGAAACCAATCCATCAATAGCATCCATCATCATATTCATTCTAATAATATTAGTTGATACTCTGCGAAAATATTCCTGATAGACTCCAGAATCTGCTCTACGTTCTTCATACGGCACTAAGTGAGTTACCTTTTTAAAATGTTTCTCAAATGGTGCAAATACTTTAGGCTCGTCATCACTTTCATAAGGAGCATCCTCCAGCAATCCCAGATTTTTATCCATTTGAGCCTGTATATCATCTCTATATTTTCTATATTCCATCAAGCGGTCAGTATTGGCTCGCCTGTCTTTTAAACTATTACCTGATCTAAAATCAGCACCTTCCTGAAGAAGTTCTATTTCCGCATTAAGATTATTTAAAACTTCTTCTATAATAACTGGTATACGATGATTAAAATACAATATAGGAGAATATCTTTTATAATGCTTAGTCTTCATCTTATTACCATCTTTATCTACTAAATCATTACGCTCTGGAGATATTTTTTCTTTAAGTCTAAGTAATTGATTTCTTTTTTCTGTAGTTACTGGTCTACCTTCCTCATCAAGTCTTTCCATTGTTCCTTTTACGTCACCAACATCAGTTTCTATTAACTGAGAAAGTTCACCAACCATACTTCCTGGAATATTAATCTCTTTACCATTAACTACAAATTTGTCCCCTTCTTGCGTTATATTTAAAGCATTCCATCTTTTCTGAGCCATATCTAATTGAGCGACAGTATTTTCACCAAATTCCAGCAATATACGATCAATATGCTGAGTTATAGAATCCATATGTTCAGCCATAGGCCCATTCTTATATTTTAGCTGAAACTTTAAATGTTTACCAGTACTTGTTATATAGGGAGAAACATAATTACTTGTACCATATTCTTTTTCCTTCTTCATATTAAATTTTTTACCTACCCATGAAAATATATAATCACCATTTTCATATGTGCCTACAGGTGCCTCTCTTTCATACATCCAGACCTCACCAAAATGATCACCATCTTGTCGGAAAAATGCTTTACCAGACATCAAGTCACGAAGTATAATGAATACTTCATCAGGTTCAGAAATCATATTCTGACCATTATTCATTAAACCTTGAGCCATTTCCTCTCTAAGACTAGTCATAACTTGATTAATGCCAGCTTTACTTCTTTTTAATACGTTTATCTGCTTTACACCAGTTTCAGGATGCACAAGCAAATTATCTTCATCCTCTGATACATCAATACCCGACAAATAAGTATTTACCTCTCCATTTAATCTATTTCTCCAATCCGCTATTGTTTTTTTAAATTTAATTACAGCCTTACTAGGTATTCTCCCCAATGCAGTTTTAGATAGTGAAAATTGTAAATATAGAGCATTTCCAAGCCTTCCATAATTGGGGCCATCTGGCTGTAAGTCGTTTTGAACCCATCTCATAATATTACGAAGCTCTGGTAACGGCAATGTAGCTAATATAGGCTTACCAGTACCTTCATGAAACTTTACTGGAGTTCCTCTTCTAGAAAGATCTTCATAGGGTAATGAAAGAATATTTTCCTGTAATTGATTATCTATAGCAGCTTTCATTCCAGGATCTTCAGCAGACAAAGCCATTAACTTCGTAATAATACTCGCCTTTTCTTTATCATCTTTATTGCTAAAATAGCTATCAGCCATTCTATCAATAGTTTCCATCCTTATATGCCATTGCTCTGCAGGAGAATTAGCCTTTACCGTTCCTGTTATTATCCCATTTATCGTATCAGTCAGTGCGCCAAAGAATCCAGCAAACTCTTCCTTACCACCATCCGCACCATATTCATCACGTATGCCTTCTACATATTTAGAATCAGCCTCTATAGACTCAGCAAATTCTATCTGTGAATCTTTTAAACTTTTACATTTACCCACAACCAAATGCCTTCTTTAATTTTTTAATAGAACGAAATTTACCCATCTTCTTATATTTTTTCAGAAGAGTTTTATCTGAATAAATATTATCAAGTACTTCATTATATCTTTCAAAATACATACTCATTATATCTGGGTCCAGAGTAGTTGAACCTTCCTCTTTTATTGGAGGTATCATTCTTAAATCTTTTCTAGAGTTTCTCTTACCAGTAACATTGCTTTCTATTACCATTCCATTTAAAAATGCAATGGTCGCAACCTTTCTCTGTATCGGATCTAATTTATCAAATATTTTAGACCATTTCTCAAAGAACTCAATAAACTCTGGAGCATAATCCCATGTCTTAGGATTTAATTTATCAATAAACGGCATTTCCTTTCTGCCAGTTCTTTCCATTTTATTAACCATCGCATACAATTCATTCTGCATTTGCTGTGCATATCCAAGAGCATGACGCCAATTAGTGTCCTGATCTATATTACTTATTTCTGGAAGAACCATTTCGGTAATGTCTTTAACTGCAACTGGATGAACAGCACTACTAACATCATGAGGAACGTCAAACCAGCGATCTCTTGGAGTGTTGGAAGTGGTCAATATTTGATCAAACGCCACAGTAATCATTTCCTGTAAAGAAATTGGATATTTACCTGCCGATATATTCACATCACTTAATTCCATATAATTTTCAAAATAATCAGCATCTTTTCCATAATTAGCCATTTTAGCTTCCCATCTCTTTTTAAATCCACTCATTTCTTGAGCGACTACCCCATTTCTATCCAGAACAAATGCATGATAATCAGAAGATAAATCAAATATATCTTTAAAATTTATTGAACCAGTAACCGCATCTCTTTGATTATCTACTTTAGAATTGATCTTCAAGATTGGCTTAATAAATCCAGCATTTAAAGTTCTAATTATTTTTACACCATCTGCATTTACTGTACCATCACTCTCCATATCAAGATTGCGGTGAGCCTGGGCTGTATCATAAAATACCATTGAATAAAGTTTTGCCTGAGTATAATTCCAATCCTTTAATAATAATACTTTAGGATGATCAACTGCTGCCTGTAGATATATTCTTAACAATTCTCTTAATGTCCCTTTAAAATGACCACCTGTCTTAAGTCGCATATCATGGTCCTCAACAACATCATCAAGCCTTCTTACCTTAATTTCTGTTTCATTCCCAGCACCATCTTTAAACTTAAATCCATCATCTACTGACATCATCTGATTCAATAATCCAGCAAATCTGCCAACATTAGCTACCTCACCAATAGCTTTCTCACCATAAGTCATTTCCCTAATTAAATCTATCCCCCATGCTAAGCTGGCAATGTCAGGATTTCTTTCCCTTCTTTCAAATCTTTGAAGATTTAAACCTCTTGTTTTTTGCTGATAACTTTGCAATTGATTTGCCATATCATTAGTAAGAAATACAATATGTCCAGTATCATGATCCTGATCGCCCTCAAATCTTTCCTTAACCTCTTTAGGACTCACTATAAAAGAATCACCAATCTTAGAATCTATTTCCTTAACCCTATATACCCCAAAACCCATACTGGATGCTACTGGATGCCTTACTATCATTACACGAAGATTATTATTAGCCAGCCAGCGATTCATCTCCTCAAGTTTATGACCCCAGCTGTTATATACCTTTTTCTTTGCACCCATTTGCTCAATAACAAAGTTTACAAGAGACTTCCCTGACCCAATTATAACTTCATCATCTGATACTCTACCCCTATAATCAGCACGAAAATCCCCATATGTCCCACGCATCTTAAAATCAGCAATTGGTTTTAGCATTTTACTTCTTAACACTTCTCTTAAGAAACTCATTGTAGTAGGATGTCTACCAGCACCAAGCTTACCAAGCTCTTCTATATTCTGAGGCATAACATCAAAATGCTTTAAGGCAAATTCACTAATAAGACCATTAATTCCTTCAGCACTCTTATTATAATTAAGAAGCCTATTCCATATATTCTTAGGAGAAAAATAATGTTCTTCACCTAATACAAACTCCTTCATTAACAATTCCTGAAAACCTAGATCATCAAAATGATAAGATAACTGGGCAGAGAACTGACTGACTGTTTTCATATTATTTGGAGTATAAAGCACCATTCCAACACTTTTTCCAGGAAGTTCAACAACCTCATTATAAGGACTGCCTTTACGTAACTCAGGAGTCTTTGCCTCATCATCGCTCATTAAATAATGTATATGATTACCTTCTGTAGTATCATTTGGATGATAGATATTTAGATTTCCATTAGTATCTCTCTTAAAAACAGCAATAACATTCCCATCAGAATCAACAATATCAGCAGTTTCATCCCTATTAATATCAAGAGTCATTTCCTGATGCTTGCCTATATGAATATTATTCCTTCCATCATTATTATAATGTACTGTTTTAGCCCGTTTAGAGTTTGAATGCGCTCCAAAATGCTCTGGATATTCTTCAACAAATACAATTTCAGAAGTTAATGTTTGCCCATCTCCTATATACTGCATTTTTCCATCCAAATCCTGAACAAGATCCCTTTCCTGTACCATCTTCCCTTCATAATAATATCTTATCTTGGCACCGCCAGTTTTAAAGTACATAACTTTCCTGTCAGGTAAAGTAGGACTTGTAAATACTGGAGTAAAGGGGACCTTTATTCTATACATCAACTCAGACGGTTTCATATAAATATATTCTGTACCGAACAAGCGAACAAAAGCATTATGCCTAGCAATCCAATGCTGGCGATATTTTACATAATTTCCATCAAATACATTTCTGAGCATCCATTGTTCAGCTTCATCCAGATTCTTTTTACTCTCAATATTTTTAAAGTGATTCTCAATTTTCTCTCTTCTAGCTATATCTTCTGGTTCATTACTATTTTCTATATCCCAATAACCTTGATCTTTTAATTCATACCAAAGATAATCTGCAAGATCATCTTTATTAGATGAAACAGATTCAATATCTTTATCAACAGAAGTAAAAATCATTCTCCCATTCTCACCTCTACTTGCCAGCGGAACCAACCCTTTCTTTATAAATCTAAACTTGTAAAAATTGAGCATTTGCGGGTTGGTCATAAAATTATAAACCTTCTTTCTAATAGGCCCTTTCCAAAAACCCTTAAAACCCATAGATATATCAAAAAGGTCTTTTACGCTCATTATTGAAAAAGGCATATCTGGCATAAAACGAGTAAACAATCTCTTAGTGCCAACTTCAGGTCTGCTGGACCCATCCAGACTTTCTTCTTTAGTAGCTCTAAACTTTTTTATAGACTCCTCAGCCTCTTTGGTCCCTATTAATTCAGGATCGCCAGAAATAGGCGGATGATACGCAGCTTCCCATTCAACTATTTCACCCTTTTTACCTTTATTGGCAGTTCCAACATTATCAGGATGTATAGAAACCCAGAACCTTTTTAAAAACTCCCTGCCTCTTTGATTTCTACTTATAAACTCACTTACACTTTCACCTCTATCATTTGCAAGAAATTCATGAGAAGATATTCCATCAAGCCATCTAATATATGATTGACTAGGAGTATATCGCGAATCATTTGCATACTGTTCAGCAGTCTTCCACATATACCTCAATTTTGTTGGAGTAATATTAAACGCATACTTTTGAAAAAAGGTTTTAGCAATCTTGGAATAGCTCTTAACATCCATACCGCCCTGCTCTATTTCACTTTCAAGAACATTTAATCCTTCTGCAAACTCAATAGCATCATAGAAATCTTCCTGTAACACAGCATTTATAGCATTATACTCACCTATCCCCATTAAATTGCCACCAGCACGCCTAATAGTGCCAATAACCTCGGAAACATACTGTCCAACTCCGCCAGCAATCTTATGCTCGCCCCATTGTCTAAAATTTATTCCAAAAGGAGTTTTATCAAAATAGGGTTGCATTTCATCAAAATATGATCTGAACTGCATATCGGTCAAACCCTTAGCCTTTTTCACATGCGCCCAGGTTGCTTCAAAAAACCTATCTACTTTCTTCTTAGCCTTTCCAGTTATTAAATGGGTTACTTCCCCTTCTTCAGACATTGATACTTTTGAATCATTTCTATCGGTATCTTCTAAAAGACTTCCTAATACTCCACCAGTTGTATTGTTGGCAATATTGCCTTTTTCATCTGGTCTAAGATTTCCTTTCCCCTTTTTTCCTTTTTTTCCTCTTTTCTTACCTTTCCCTGCTTTTGCCATTGCTTTCTTAATATAGTCTTTATCTAACTCAACAGCATTTCCTGGCACATCTTCAGCAGGAAGTGCCGTCTTAGTTTTTTTAAGCTCTGCTATAGCATTTTTTACAATTTCAATATTACTGGAATAATCTTCATCCTTGTTCTTTTCTTGGTAAAAAGACCAACTTTCTAATTCATTCTCTAAATATTTTAATGGATTCTCTTTATATACTTTTAATTCTTCTTGAACTTCTTCATAGTGACCCTTAGCCATTCGATCTACTTCTTCTTGGGTTATCTCCCCTTTTTCCAATTCTTTTTTATATATGTCTTTATAATCAGCCTTTACATCTTCAAGCGTAAGATTAAAACTCGACATTTTTTCATAACGTTTTACTGCACCATCATCATCTTGCACTGGGGCTTCTTCTGTCTCACCAGTAAGCTCTTCCATTCTTTCATCGAATACTCTATTATATATATCCCTATTTTCTTTAGGAATTCCTGGTTTATCTTTTATACCATGTAAAGTATTTAAATCTGTTTCCCTTGCTTCCTCTTCAGGGTCTGTTGTATGTACAAACGCATCTATAATACCCGTTACTCGAGTAAATGGCTTACCTGTCTCTGGATTAATATTGGTTACGGGCGATGGAGTAGGAGCCTTACCCTCTAATTTTTCAATCCCATCAAGAATTAACTTCTTTGAATTTTCTAATGCCTTCTTTCTCTTTTTCTTTATATTCGGTTTACTTAATTCACCCTCTACATTTTTAAGTTCAGCTTTTAGAAGTTTTAAATCTTCTTTCTCATCTTTAGACAACCCTGGCTTTGAAGGAGCTTTCCTTTTAGTAACCTTTTTACCAAGAATAGCCTGTAAACGAGGACTTCTTTTATCTTTTGGCAATTCCTTTCCAATAGCAATAAGTTCATCAACAGAAGCCTTAGAAAATACAGAATCATCTAAACCACTCTCTTTTAAAGCAGTTATAAGATTATTCTTTAATTGATAATTATCACCTGACTTTTTCTTATCTTTTTTAGACTTTTTTCTCCAAGCCTTTATAGCATCTGTCTCATTCTTAAATACAACATTACTTGCTAATATCTTTTTAATTCCTCTTGCAGTCTGTACATGAAGCAAATTAGGATTCTTTTTATCAATAGCTATTATTTCCCCTTTAGTATTGTTTAGCTTTGGAGTCTTTAAAGTCACCCTCTCACCAACAACCCCAGCAGAATCAGATTTCTTAGCTTTTTTCTTTACATTATTAGCTCTTCTTTTTTTATTACCAATAGCACCACCAGAAATTATCTTATTCAAAGAATCAATTCTCTTCAATAAATCAGCTTTTGCAGCCTCCAATTCAGGTCTAGTATTCCCTGGAACATTTGGATCTGGATTTTTTAATGCTTCATTTATTACTCGTAATTCTTCCTCAAACTGCAATCTCTCATGTTTATATATCTGAATTTCAGAATATAAAGATTCATCAAGACCACTAGAATGATCTGGATTATCTACATCCATAGTTGGATCATAATCTGGATCTAAAAAGTCCAGTCCATCCGATTTTAAATCTTTCTTTTTAAAAGGAGATTCATAACCCTCCTCCTGAGTTACTGGAAAGACACTAAATAAATCTTTCTTACTATTTTTATATCTCCTGGCAGCCGACTTACGTGAAATGTCAATTTGATTTAGATTCAATTCTGCCGCCCTTGCCTCAACTTCTTCTATAGACATATCATATTCTCTTCCAACATCTTCCATCCAAGTTGCTGGCGAAACATGCAATCCGACAATAATTGCATCATCTACTTCTTTATGACGAAACTTATCAAGCCTTTCTGATACCCTGGCTTGAGCTTCTGCACTACTAGGTTTTGGAGTATCTGGTCTATCTATTAATTGATGTATACCGCCAAATGACGCTCCATAACCAGCTCCAATAGCTCCAGATTCAAGAATTTGGATCGTAGACATATCATAATCTGGCAATGCTGTATGTTTCTTATATTCAGATACAGTTTCTTGCAATAACTCAGTTAAACCTTCACCAGTTGATTCAAGACTTATATCTTTTATAAATGGTTTCTTCCAAAAAGCTTTAAAAAATGACTTAGCTGCAATCTCAGGAGCCTGTCCCATTGCCTGTCTTGCTAAAGCTATATGTCTCCCAAGAGCAATATCCCCAACAGTATTTAAAACTTCAAGACCAGTAGCATAATTAGAATAATTCCTAGCAAGGCTTCTTGACATATCAAGAATTTCTTCATCATTTAACTCGTCAGCAGTCTTACCGTTCTGTAACCCATATAATGAACGAAAATCTTTTTCAGGCATCTCACCTTTATTGACAGCTATTTTATCATTTATCGCATTACTTCTTAGGGTATTATATTCAGATTGCATATCTTGCGAAAAACCACCAGCCTCCTGTACATGCCCCGTACCAAGAGCCCCTATCATACCAAGACCACTAAGAGCCCAGCCAGCTGGAGAAGATTTACTACTAAGAGCAATAACACTTGAAACAGCAGATGGAATTTGTTGTGGCGCACTAGTTACAGCATGGGACCAAACAGTAGCCAAAACATCCCAAGCATCAGTATTATCACTATTCCAAACATCCTCTGTAGTCATTTCGTAAATACCACCAGCGCGAGTACGGGATAACTGTTCAGCTTCTTTCTTTATACCTTCCGTCCAGTTATGCCATACTGGACTAACAAAATCCTTATCTAATAAAGCAGGAAGACCCTCTGCTATACCGCTTTTAAACTGTACAAACCCCTCACTTAAAGCATGCCCATGTTTAAATTTAGCATCTCTAAACTGATTATATTCAGCAACCGAAGTATCATATATCAAAGACTCCATTGCGCCAAAATATTGGTTGGTCCAATCATTTAAAGCATCCTTAGCTTCATCAGACACTTGATCCATAGGTATCATTTCATTAACATGTTTTTGAGCAGAAAAAAGCCTATTAGTCCAGTATTTAATAGTTTGATCTCTTCTTACTGATGGTACATTCTGTAGCCAATTAGTATTCCTCTCCATATTATTCTTAACAACAGAATACAAATTATTATAAATATTTATATCTTCACTAGCCTTGACACGATTTAATGTAAAACCACTTGTAGAATTTAAATTTTCACTAAAATCAGCCCCATGATCATTTTTTACTATATGATTTACACCAGTAAGATAATTTTCCCACAGATTGAATCTATCTTCGCCTTCACCCCAGCCGAATCCTGAATCAAACTGAACTTGAAAATATTCATTATCTGAATTATTTATATCTTCTGGCAATTCTGGACCAAGACTCCGTAATAGAGGATGCCAAGAATATTTTTGAGCAACTGGAGGAAGAAGAGGCATTATCTACGAGCCAGCCTGTATTTGTTTAGCAGTCTGGAAATATTTCAGATCATGAAGATCTTTAACATTAATCTTTTTTAATTGTATTTTATCCTTTTTACTGGGTTCTCCAATATTCCAATCTAAATGATCCCAAGCCTTAAAATTATGACCCCTAGCTTGAATTTCATCTATAACCTCCATATATAATTTTGCCACTTCTGCATGAATAGAATGCTTATCTTCTTTCTTATAATGTCCCTTGTATGCCTCCCACAACTTTTCTTTATAAAGATCTACAACAATCTTATGGTCAGGATGATCCCTATCAAATAACACTTCCTTATTCATCTTTCCCTTTCTCCCAGTCCTGCTAGGACGTACAGTCTCATGAAATTCTAAAAACTCTTTTTGATTAGGCCTCGTCTTAAACATTATAAAATCTACCATATTCTCAATAGTATCATCATATAAGCCAGTTATATCAAAAGAAAATATTCCAGTTTTACTTTCACCGCCATACGACGCCACACCCTCAGCCCTGCCCTTTGCACTTGCCAACATAGAAAATCTATCTTGCTCTAAATCAGTAAATTGAGTCCAGTAATTCTCAATTTGAGCAAGTTTAGACTCAAGATTATTATATACATTCTTCTGATCCTGCAAGGTTTGCAAATCATTACTTTTACCATATTCACCATATTCATCAACCATAAATTTTCCTAGACCTGTAACAAAATTTAACGCTGACAAGTCAGTATATTCTTTATCTGCCATATCAGCAACTTTACCAAGCAATTCTGGTGCAGTTGGAGTTTTATCAGATTTTAAAGCCCTCAAAGTTTCAGATATATTTAGTAAATTCTGATCTTCCTCATATTCTTTAGTTCGATCATTTACTTCTTTTAACCAGTATGTTGTTTCCTGAGAATTTAAAGCACCATCTATTGATGCATCTACAATCATGCTCTGGAGATTCAACACACTACTCCTATCAGCAGCATCAACTGTTTTCAAAGCGTCTAAAATTCCTTTTTTTGACTCATTCGCTTTTTTCTTTACATTCCAGATATTATCAACATTAACCATTTGTGAATTAATATATCCCTGAGCCTCTGGAAGAATAGCATCTTTCTTAAACTGGTCAAGACTATTCATTACAGCATTATAATTATCTTCAGTTGTATTTACAGCAAAATTTTTAACATGCTCATTGGAAGCACCCATTCCCAATTTATCCCTATTCATAATATTTGACATTATTTGAGCAGGAGTCATTTCACCCCTTTGTTTATTCTTCTTTTGCGCTTCAAGCAAATACATCATTTGAAAAAATTGATTGTTAGCCATTATATCACCTATGAATATTGATTTTCTTCTTTTAAAGCGTTCATTCCCATCTGCATTGCAAACATAGCAGGTAAGCCTATGCCAGTAGCCCCAAGTGCTATACTGCCTACATCCAGCGCGGTATTCCTAGCAATATTAGACTGCGCCTCTTTCATTTCATCCCTAGTATCTTTCATTGTACCAACATGAGCAGTCAATTTATCAGTATTGACCTTAGCATTGCTTACCAATAAATCTACTTTTCTTTGACCATCTTTCTTTTTTGCCTCATATATATTACTCAATTTCGTTTGAGAAGCTTTTTGTATCTCCTGCACCTTTTTATTTAAATGACCAGAAGACAAGGAACGATTAGCATTAACCGCGGCTGTTGTTTGATTAGATAAGTCAGAAAATTCACTTACTGCATTTCTTTGTCCTTCCTCGCTAACCTCATCAAGCACCAATTCCCTATCAGTCCTCAATCTATCTCCTATCTCTGTCTTTGATCCTTCAAGGGTCTTAATAGCCTTATTCACTTCATCTATGCTTTTATTTAAACTTTTATTCTTTTGATATGCGCCTCCAACAGCCATAGCACCGCCAGCAACAGCAGATATCCCAGCTTGATGCTCCTTTAGAAACCCGCCAGCTTTACCAGCAACGCCTTTAAAACTATCCATAAGTGATGGTTCTGAAGCCAATCCCTGTATATCAGGAACATTTATTGCCGAAGGAGTTGTAATTCCATATTGATTTCCTGCGCCAGGTTTTAATCTTGACCTTTGCCCTCCTCCTAACTTATTCCCTGTTCCAAATGGATTAAGACTAGGGGACATAGAAGATAAACTATTATTCATATTTTGAACATTTTTCACCATTGCACCAACAGATTTACCACCAGTCGCAGCTGCTGAAGATGCATTAGGGACAGATAATTGCGGCACTTTAGGCGGACCAGCACCTACGCCACTTAAATAATCAGGTATAGCATTCAAAGTAGCAGACATATTCCCAAGAGGAGTAGCATTTAAACCATGCCCACTAAGATTACCCATCCAGCTCATATTAGCTTTCCTTTGTAAAGACTCAAGAAATTGATTTGCCATAATTATACTCCTTTCTATTTACCCATCATTGCAACAAGGGCTCTTAAATCTTTGCTATCCAGATTCCCCATCCCGACTACACTACTTAGGCTACTAAATGGAAGTGATATACCCCCTATTACAAAAGGTTTTCCAGCATATGCTTCATCCCAAGTAGGAAAATCTTTACCACCAAAATACTTTCTAAACCCAGGGGATGTAATTAAATCCTTATAAGGACCCTCTTTAAACTCCTTTTTCTGCCTTCCCTCAAACTGACTAAAAGTTAGCATCATTTTTAAATCATCTAACTTCTTATCCTTTCGTTCTCTATCTTTTAAAAGGGAAGATGCCTTTGCCACATACCTTTTAGACTGTGCAATCCCGCTAGTTGCTATATCACTGTAACTCATATTAATCCTCCTGTATCAATTCCTGTTTATAACGCTTACCGCCATAATTAATTGTTTTTACTAAGCCAGATGTGGTCTTCTCAAAATACTCCCCAACACCTGTTCTACGCTCCTTAGAGCCTTTTTCTGAAATCTTCTGCTGAGTAGCATGTCTCATCATACGCTTCATTTTCTTAATACTTTTCATTTTACCTTACTGTTTTAGCCTTATAAATTACCCCAATTTGAAGTATTTGTGTACTTGATCTGGAAAGTCCATCATCGCCACTACTAGCATCAGTATGCCCACAGCCAGTAATATGGAATCTTATTGAATGTATATTTTTTGCATCACCGCTTGCTGGCGTAAAAGTGGCAGTAGAAACAGTAGTAGAATTAGGAAAAATCGGGGATGAAAATTCTTTTAGAGAAGACCCGCCATTTGTCGTAAACTGCATTTTTAATCCATACGCTGGTTTATCAGAATCTGAACCAATACCAACTGTATCAAGTTCAGCAATATACTTCACATAAACCCTTGTAACGCTAACCTTATGAGAATAATTACCAAATATAACTTCTTTTGTAGTTAAAACAGGCACAGACAAAACTGAAGTAGCTGGTATCTTTATTTGCTTAATAATATATTTATCAGCCATTACACAGTCCCAACCGCAGGATAAACAAGTTCATTCTTATAAAATATTAGATTTCTAGTAGCTTCAGTCATATTGCTAAACTCACTCCATGACTCAAGCTTAAGATCATAAACATAACCAGTAGCAACCCCGCCACCCATAAATATTATATGATTCTTTTCTGGATAATAACCAACCGTAGGATAACTGCCTAAATTCCAATTATTAATCTTTCCCTCTGATATTTTATGCACCTCTTCACCATCATAATAATAAGCACCTCTTGTATTTGCCCAAGCTATACCAGTACTTGTCTGAGTAACTGCCTCATCCCCCAGAACACCCAGATACTTATAAGTCTCCTCAAGAAACTCTAAATCCTGTGTGACATTAACTAAATACATAGCTTCATTCTTGAAAACAAGCAACCTATCAGCATATGCAGCTAAAGCAGTAATCTCATCTCCATCATTAATTCCAATATCAAGATAATTATAAGAAGGTATAATATCTGGCTGATCTGGCAGGGATTTGTATACCCTATCACCATACCGCTGTCTAATACCCCTTGTTTCATCACCAATTTTTTCATAAACCAAATCAACATTACCATAATACACTCTCCTATGCATTATCGCTGATGATCTAAACCTTATCTGAAGTATATGGTTGCTTGGATCATAATCATATCCAGAAGATATACTAAATGTTGATGCATAAAGAGGGTCCGCTAATTCAAAAGGATCATGCTCAATATGAAAATATGTAGTATCAGCAGGTCTATTGTACCATGGTTTTAATTCTGTACCGCCAGCTACCTTTACACCTCGTTCAAAATCAACAGATAATACCTGAAAAGGATCATCATATTTTAAAGTTTTCGTACTAAGATCATACTCTGCAAAAAATACATTAGCACCAGTTATTCTAAATCCTCCATACGTTACACCATCACCTCCAGGATAACTATTGCTATTAACACCAAAACCCCCACTTATACTCATTCTATTTATTGCCCTAAACTGTAACCTATGCTGGTTTGCAAGTAAACCGTCACCCTGATTAGGAAATTCAAAATAAGGAGAATGCTGCTTGCGGTCATATATCCAATTATAAAAAAACTTATAATGACCATCCCATGTACCGCGATTATCCTCACATTCAGCAAAATCATCAAAATACGCTACAGTAGAGGTATCGCCATCAGTATAAACTATAAAAGCAACATTGTCAAGACTCCCCAATGCTGGTGAACCTTCACGAGTAATAAGCTCTCCTAAAGGGATTACAACTTCTCTCCAGCCTTTCCCTTTATTTTCAGCTATCCAATTTGGACCTAATTCCCAATAGGCAGTATTACCGCTATCAAATGCACTTGAACTTCCTGGATTATCTACATCAGTAAAATACACCCTCAACTTTAATGGCAAAGTACCAGTTGATGGAACAGCAACCCTGCCAACTACAACATATTCACCACTTTGAAATTCTGAGGCTGACCAGAAATCTTGTTGTGACTGCCACCCATAATATGTACTACTAGCCTTCGTTATTTTCAAAAACCTATCATCTGTATATGGTTTAAGATTGCTTTTAGCATTCAATAGATGAAAATAAATTCTTTCTGTATTTAATGTATGTGATTCTATTCTTAGCCTATATTTTCTAAAGTTGGGCTTTCCAGCAGTAGAATCAGTAAAAGTTATCTTAATTTTATTAATATCTAAATCTTGAGTAGGCCATGTAACTGTAGTTGAAAGCGCTGTCTGATCCCCAGTAACTGGGTCAACTGGTATAACTTTTATCTTAGTAACATCTATAAAATTAGAAGCCGTTCCTTGACCAACATCATAAAAACTTGTAAATACATTATGATTTCCTCCTCCTCCGTCAACATACTTCCTAAACCCTCTTCCCCAAAGTTCAATTTCAAATGTATTACCAGTACCAAATTCCCAATTTAAAGCATCATCCTGATAAGTAAATGGTATTTCTACAGTAGAATCAATAGCTACTACAATATATTTTTGACCACTATATGTTTCGTAACTAACTGTACCCTCTCCACTCACACCAAGATCAGACGCTACAGTATCATCACCATATGAATCCGCCCATAAATTATTATCATCAATACCAGCAGTTGCTAAATAACTACTATATGAATCTTCAACACTTTCAAAAGTCCCAGTAGCATTATAATCTCCTGACCCATTAATAGAATCACTACTAGTAAACGTATGATCAGATTCTTTATTAAAAGATATTCTAAATACTTCTAAACCAAGCCATGTTTGAGCCTTCCCAACAGTACTTCCCTGTTCATCAAAAGTAATATTGCCATACAAAGGCTTATAAATAGCAGAATCGCTGGAAATATTCTGTACTCCAGAAACAGCCCCATAATTAGTCCCAGACTGATAATTAACATCATCATTAAACCAATTTCTATCTGCCTGAGTATAGAATTTTGTTTTATTATCTGGAACATGAACAGTGCCTGTTGTAGTTACATCAAATGAACCATCAGAAAAACGAACCTCACCATCAAATATATTAACCGCTGGCGAACTACTATTTGTTTCAAGTGCAGATATTTCCACCCATTGACTATTTTCCAACCTAAACAATTTTATTCCATCAGTATGCATAAGATATTCTGTAAATGCCTCACCCTTATTATGATCATAATCTGTACTGTAACTAAATATAGTTTTTTTATAAGGAACTGTTACCAAAGTACCAGTATCTGGTATCGAACCAGATGCCGCGTCTTCTGAATAACCTGGAACAACCATCCCCTTACGAACATGAAGATTCTTTAACTGAACAGATTCATTTTCCTCTAATGTATCTGGATTAGTATAATTATTCATCCCTCCAGAAAATTCAGATATTTCTATTACTTGCTTTGGCACTACTTCTTGCCTCTTTTCCAGGTTAAATAATCAGCCCCCTCATAAGGATCAAAAACAACAGTAACCAAACGCGGATCATTATCCTCATACTGAGGATCTATAATAGTGACTGGACACATAAATATGCTCTGATCAGCCAAACCCATTTCTTCAGCATATCTATCATGAGTCTTATAGCTGGAACAACGTATAGCATGAGTAATTAATCCACTCATAGGGTCCTTAACTACTTGATAACCGCTTACATGCTTATGCCCAGCAGTAAGAATATGGTCCCGCCACCCAAACATAGCAGCCTTTGTAAGACCATGAGCAGTATTATATTGACTATGACCTTTAAAATCATGTCTGCAATTAACCCTAACTTGTTTACCATTTGGAAATATTAAATTTAATCTGACTTGATACATGTTATATACAGTTGGCTGTCCAATAATATACTCCAGCGGATCACCACTACCTACCCAAGCATCATGATTCCCGCCACATATATATAACCATGAAACTTTCCGTATAAAATGTTCAGTTAATCTCCAACTTTCCTTTGCAGATGTAGACTGTTCTCCATATAGACGCCCCAGTCTTCCTATCCAATTATTCTGTATATCTCCAACATTGCCAGCATACATACCTTCTGTTTCTGCCACTAAATCAGCATGTTTTAAAAGAAGAGATATATCAGTACCATCATCATCAATATGAGGATCGCCAAAATGAGCAATGCCTATAGGACCATCATTCATAATTTTTATACCAATAAGTTTTTCATTTTTCTTGCGTATTCCTTTACGCTCAAATTTCCTTGTTCTTTCATTTACCAACTCATCTATATCTATACTATCAGGCATAGCTATTTCTCTTTGGAAACCAACTTCTGTTCTTACTGTCTCCTTCCAATAACGAATTGTCCTTTTAGATACTCCAAACATTGCAGCTAACATGTCTGGAGTATATTCAGGTTTATCCACCATCATCATTTCAATAAACTCCGTCGGGATAATTTCTATTTTTGGCGGCTTCTTTCTTTGTTTCATATAGATATTGTTCTACGTATCCATCCATAATAGTACTTCATTAACCCTTTATTTTTTTCACACAATTTTGAATAATGCATCACTCTAAAAGCAAGCAACCTATCCTTTTCAAGGTATTTAGTCGCTCCTATAGTCTTAGGTCCAATCCTTCCATCAACAACTATCTTTTTATTTTTTCTTTTTGCCTTATTATTACAGGCCTCCTGCAATATTTTAACTGCTCTACGCTGACCAAAATTCACTACCATATCGAAATACATATCCTGTAACGATTTTGGAAGACGGGAAGCTTTTGATGGAGTCCAATACTTTTCGAAATATATAAGAATAGCATCTTCTTCAGTAAGGTTCTCAATATCAACATCTGGGTTAGAACGCTTAGATATACCGTACTTAGTAACCCCGCCAGGGTCATCAGGATCACGGCTAATCTTACTACCTCCTTCCCGCACTAAGACTTTTTTAATAATGTCTGAATTCAAAACTCTATCCATCTTCAAATTCTGCTAAAGTCTCTTTAACCTTTGCAACCATCATATCATCAGTTTTAGATGGTGTAGCCTTTACAATCATTTCCAGTATCTTCAGAATAAGTGCCTTAGCACCTCTTTTCTTTACCTGTCTCCTAATATAGGACGATAACATACTCATTTTGATTCCTCCTTACCCGCGGCCTTTAAAAAAGCCTTTTTAACTGAAGTCCACAAGAGATCGTCCCAAGTAGACGGAGACAAAGCAACAGCCTTGTCAATTGCCAGAATAACTATTAATGCATATTCCCAGTTTTCAATGATCCATTCCATTTATAGTAACCTCATTATTATTGATACAATTACAGGCATCACAATAATACCAACCGAACCAACTGTACCTATCTTGGTCAAGTTAGTCTTATTTTCTTCCACCTGTCCATTAAGTTTATCCAAATGCTTTTCCACTCTTTGAATACTTTTAAAAATACTAATCTGACGCTCCCCAAGCTTAACAAGCTGTGCAGTAGTGTCAGCCCTATAATCTGCTACTGTTCTATTTTCTGCCATTAATCCTACTCACGCTTCCTTTCACTTCCATCATAACATCTGAAAGATCATTTACTTCTTTAACCATATCCTCATGCCTTCTGTCTCTTGTTTCATCTGATTTATTCCACCTATCAATCAATTTTATAATCATGCCTTCCATATTTTCCAGCGTTTCACTCTGTCCCTTATTTTCAATACGTAAATCTTCAAGTGATTCCTGCTGCTTTGCACTTTTCTGACTTAAAGAAATTACAAGATAAACAAACATTGCCCCCACAACGCCTATCATCCCAGCCTCGCTGTAAACGGTCAAAAAATCTATCATTAGTTTCCTGGGAGCTTACCATGTACGCTTATGTAATGATTAATCTTGGCTAATATCTCACTAAAAGACATAGCCCTTACTTCTTTTTTTTCTTTCGCCAGCTTAGTGGATTTAGATTTAATTCTTTTTGGTACCATTGCAATTCCTCTTCCATTTTTGCATATCTTTGTTGTTCATCTATTATATGTCTATCAACCAGTTCACCGATTTGGGCAGT